GATAAGCATTGAGGTCTTGACCCAATTCTGGGGACCACTTTGCCTTCAACTTCTTGGTCTGAGCGGTAACTGCAATGCTGTCAACCTTAATGTCAATCTCAGCAATCTGGTTTGCTGTGACGCCGCTGGCAGTATTACCAGTTGAAGGAGTAGGCTCTTCAAGCTGCCATGCGTCTGCACCGACAACACCGCCGATGGCGGAGGAGTTAGCAATGATAGCGTCCTTCAAAGGAATAGTAAGCGTTCCACCACAAGCGGTTGTGATAGCTGCACCACCCTTATCATGAACTACAATAACCAAGCGCTTATCTGTTGCGCTTTCGCTCACAACTCTTGTCAATCTTCTAACTAGTGTACCGTTACCCTGACCGGTCAGACCGCCAACAGCTTGAAGAAGCCCTTCGTCGAGAACTCCGTTCTGCGTCGACGCGCCTTGAGAGAACTGACCACTGATAGAAGAAGTCATCTGAAGAACAGAAACAGTTCCGCCTTCGGCAAGAATGTCAGCATCATAACGAATTGCTTTTTTCTGTGCGTCTGTCATTGTTGCAACATCCTGGCTAGTAACCGCTGCGCCACCAAGGGCGGCTAGAACATTGCTCGATAGCGCTGCAAGCTGATGAACTCTCAAAGATCCGGATGGAGCGGCTGCTCCAGCGCCGAAGTCATAGTGTCCGCCTGCTCCAGTAGCATCGGTTTCCCCCGAGAGGTTTACACCACCGGTCAACTCGCGACCGACGACGTTTCCACCGTATACAGATGCTCCAGCTGCGGCGCCGTTACGGGCGGCTTCGTGCGTAAAGTCAAGGAAGAAGATGAGACCACTTGGGAGACTCATCGGCTGAACCGAGACAAGATCGTTTGCAATCAATCCACCGAATACACGACGAACGATTGGAAATGCAACTGCAGCGAAACCTTCGACATCGCCAGCAGCCATAGATGAAGCCTCACGGAGAAGCTCCTTAGCCTGGTTTTCAAGCAAGACGGCCATTCCTTGCTTCTGCTGTCCTTCGTTAAGTCCCTCAAGAAGACCGGTCTGCTCCCACTTGTTAAGTAGAGCTTCGCCTTCCTTCTGGACATTACGAGTGACAACACCTTCAGTTAATTTCTGTAAAACAGACATTATATAATACCTCCAAAAATGTTATTTATTTGTTTTTATTCCTGCCAACCTTTGCAATCTATTGAATGCCGGATTGACAGCTTTTTCTTTTTGCTCGTTTCGAGCGCCAACAAGCAACGTTGATCGTCTTGATACCGCCTCACTAAGACTACCCATCTTCTTCTCTGCAGGTGATGAAGTGACAGTCTCTTGAAGAGTATCAAATATAATCTTCGCTTCTTGTACAGTCGTGGCTTTCGAAATGGACTCGACAAGTTTTTCTTTTTGTCGCTCATTCAGGGAGGCATTCTCTAAAGCCCGATTAATATACAACAACTTCGCGTTGGAGACATTCGTGGTTTCCAACTTTTCTTGCAAAGTTTCAAGTGTTGTAGTGTATTTTTCTATCTGTGCCTTCAGTTTAGTGGCAACAGTTCCTAGAGTTTTGTTTTCTTTCTGTAAGGCTGCCACTGTTTTGCGCAGCTCTTCGTTCTCTTCTTTTACTTTTGAGTCTTGTTCACGGGCGAGGAGCATTTGCTCATACTCTCTCATAAGGGATTCTGGCGTTCCTGCCCAGCCTGACTTTTGTGGTTCAAAATCAACACGAACAGCCTCTTCTAGATCTTCAAGGTCGAGGTCTTCATCTAAGTCAATTTCGTCTAAAAGCATCTCTGCTATCATATCTGCCGAAAATTCAGTATCGATATCAGCGTCCGGGGTGTCAGAAGCGTCAAGTTCTGCGTCATCACCAAAATCTGTATCAATTCCAAGATCCATATCGTCCTCGTCGTCAGTAATGTCGATACTTAGCTCCTCATCAGAAAGCTCATCGTCGCCACCGAAGACACCACCCTCGTCTTCATCCGGAAGGTCTGCTCTCAAGGAGTCAAGCTTAATATCAACAATCTCGTCTTCTGGGTCTCCTAGATCTGGACTGAACGCGTCTGGTACCTGCCCTACTGTGCTGTCTCTAAATTCTTCTGCAGCTGCAGTATCTTGATCTACTTCGGGATCTTCAGTTGCGGTTTCTATAGGGTCTGGAGTGTCGAGCATGTCTGCTGGCTCCCCCATACCGGGGTCATCGAGTTCCTCTGGTTCGTCTTCGGATCCGATTCCCAAATCTTCCGGGAAGTCGTCCTGCTCCAAAAGAGTGCTTACGGCAGATTTAACTTCTTCGGAATATTTTTCTATTACAAGGTTTTCTGCATTCTTCAGCGCTGCTTCTTTTAGCGCCTTAGCATCGATAATCGCTCTTTCTAGTAGGCTTGACATTTAATTTAACTCCTAAAATAGTATACTATTACACAAATAAGAAAAGTTTCTCCCAATAAATAGTATTTTATTTTAGTAAAGGGAAGGAAAAATTTTGAGACTATTAGAAGGTGCTAAACCCAACTCTAACAATATGATCGGCTGCTACATCGTCAGCATTGCCTACGTAGTTATATAAAAGTATTTTATCTACACCAAAGATTTCAAACACTTCTTGCTTACTTGAATTGTTTGTTACAACTGGTCCGACCACATAAGCCTGAGAGGCTCCCGTCTTATCAATGGAAGTTAAGGTCGTCCAAATACCGAAAGCATGCGAGTAACCCAAAACACCAATCTGTATAGCTTTGTTGCCTCGGGCAACGGTTGTTGAATCTACCAGGATGTGCAGATATCTTTGATTTTCTGTTGTCAGTCCTTTAGTTGATGGTTCAGAAGCTCTATCCCAGTTGTTACCATTAGCAAGGGTGTTGGCATGGGTTAAGATATAGTTCTCATTGCCTACAAGGTTTTCAGAAAAAGCTACTTCTCCAGCATTTTTTGGTTGGCGGGTTCTGCCCCAGCTTGTAAATTTAAATTGAGACATTGTATATTACCTAAAAAGTTGATGCTGCGGCGTAAAAAAAGTTAGTTGCATGAATCGCTGTATCAGTTACAAAATATACCCTATCTGTTCCATAGATCTCAAAGATCTTATATGTGCTGGCGTCGTTTGCTGAGATGGTAACTGCATTTCCTCTAGTGTCCGTTAGCGGCGACCATCTACCTAGTGCGTATGAGAAACCATAAACTGTCACTGTGGTGTTGCCTTGAGTAGTTTCAATACTGGTGTCCAACAAAAGATGCAAGAATCTTTGATTTTCCGTTGAGTATCCATGAGATGAATCGGTCAAGTCTGCGCCGGCAAGGGCAGATGTTGGGACAGTGAGGGTTGCACCAGCTGCACTAGTGCCAGCCCTGTGAGATGACAGGATATTCTTTGGGGATCTTGTTCTTCCCCAGCTGGTGTTTTTAAAAACCTTTGGATCATGTGCCATTTTGTTTCTCCGTTATAATTCTAATTAGTTAAAAAGTATTAAATCCTAAATAAACCTTATCATTTGTTGCATCAAAACTGCCGCCGTGTTGCACATATATGCGATCAATACCTGCTATCTCTAATACATATTTTGTACATTGAGGACTATCTTGGCTATGTTGCAACTGATGTTGGTTGCTGTCTCCGTTAATCCAAATATTTTGGAACCCTGATCCGTGCCTGGTTAATCTTCCCCATCGACCCATGGCGTGGCTATAGCCCCAGATAGTGAACGCAGAGTTATTATCTGTGGCTCCGGGAAAACCATTGACTGCTAAGTGCATATATCTTTGGTTCTCTGTTGAGTACCCCAGCGTTTTGTCTGTCGCGGTGGGAACGGCGGCGCTGGTGGTTATTTGTGCTCCTTGGGTGGCGGTAGAATTCTTTATGCCCCTAGTTTTGCCCCAGCTGGTGTTTTTAAAAACCTTTGGATCATGTGCCATTTTGCTGCTCCGTCACCTATACTCTTTTTCAAGACGGCGTTTTTCCTTTTCGTTAGCAATCTTGATTAATCTCTTTTTTTCTAACTTCTTCATGCGCCTTTTTACAGAGCGTTTAGTGAAGTACCTTCTTTCCCTAACCTCTTCTAGGACTCCGCTCTTCTTTACTTTTCTAGTAAACTTCTTAATAGCTTTTTCAATATTTTGTTGATCTGTAACTTTTACTTCAACATGAACTGGAGTTCTTCGTCCCATGATACCTTATTCCTTTTATCCTTATCTTATTTTAATTGGTTCCATTTATTGCCTGCTAGCCCAAGAAGACCAGATATGTCTACTCCTGAGTCGTTAGGATCTTTTCCTGCCAGTGGACCGTGTGCAGTTGTCTTGCCTGGGGTGCCTGCTGATGTCAGCGGTTCCGTTCCTTCGAAAATTTTTGACATTTTGTCGTTACCAATTGCGTCGAGCATCTTGCGCTTAGTTTCGAGCAATTGTTTTCTTTTATTCTCTTGCTGTTCCGCGGCTAGGTTTTGTGCGGGTATTTGAGAGTCAGGAATAGTACTAGCTTGTTTCGATTCTGCTATCACGCTTTGCGCCTTTGTGATGCCGAAGGCAACTTCAGCAATTATTTCTGACAGTACGCCTTCTTCAAACAATGTTTCTTTGACGCATTCCTTTATTATCTTTTTTAGTTCTGAGCGTTTCATTTATTTCTCGAATTTGTGTAAAATGCTGTTTAGGGCTCTGTCGATTCGGTCCCCATGGGTAAAGATATTTGGGCGCTCCTTTGCTTCCGTAAGGTTCATAAACGCGTTTGGTGTTGAAGGGTCTGATACCATATCAAAACAAATCAGTTGAAAGTCGTCTTGAACCATATTGATGCCGTTTTTTTCCTGGAGTGACCCTAGTCCTCTGGAGGATATGCCAAGCTGGACGCCGGACTCCACAAGTCCTTGCAGTATCTTTCCAGAAGGTGTAGGTAAGACTTTCATTTTACCATAACACTTTGGTCCATCCATCCAGATTTCTGTGATTAGATGAGAGGCATTATTTAAATTAACTATAGGAGAATCTGGATGATCCAACTCACCAAGAGCGCGGTTTGAGCTAACTAACCTCTTGTAGTTGTTAACTTCCCTGACCAACACTTCCTCTGTATACATTCTGCCATTGCCATTCTTGACTCCGGCTTCTTGCATCAAGCCAGATAAAATACAGCCACCTTCGGCGACAAACTTTTTCTCTGCTTCTGTTAGGAGATCTTGACAAACACCTCCGTCACAAAGTTGATAATATTCTCTTATAAGTTTCATACTTCTCCTCGAATGCGGGGGTCACCCGCGTCACCTACGAACCTTTGCAACAGTTTGCGACAGGGCGGAGGTACCATCTTATGTTGTTAAAGTTGTTCATCGTTAAATCCTTATCTGTTTTCTATCTTTATTCCGTCATCATCGAAAACAGCATCAAACACATAGCTTGATAATGATCCGATACAACCAGCAACCAATGCTGTGACTAAAGAATAATCAAAATTAAATAGTTCTGTATATTTGTTTACGGACCACAAAAATATACCTGACCAAAAGCCTGTGCACATAGAGCACGAGAAAAGCTGACCCAACCAGCCGTGCACCGGACGTAAATTTTCAAGGATTTTGCCGTAAACTAGAATTTGGGTCAAACCTGCGCAAGAAAGGCAAAAATAAACTAAACTCATTCTTCCTCTTGTTCTTGCTTCTCTTTGTGTTCACGAACCAAAGAATAATTATACATGAACCCATATGGGCGAATGCCAGGGTGGAGGGATCCCTTTTTTGCTGACTGGGGGACGTCACCAAGATCTGTGGAGTCATCATCATCCGGGCGGAGGAGATAATCCAAACGATCATCATTAAATGATTTTGAAGATCTGAAAAATGGTTTTTCCTCATTGATATATTCGTCAAGAGCATAAAGAAATGCCTGCACGTTGTCGACACCAGGGATTTTTGATTCCATTATATTCGCTTCTAAGGCACCGTAGACATTGCCACCTCTAATGCTTGCACGGTCGACGACTCCCCGTTTCGCCAAGAACTCAAACATTCTAGATTGTGCTTGGTATACTTTGTCGCTTGTTTGGGCTTTTGGAAAGGCAATGCATTTGCTGTTGGCGCCCAATACAATGTCTAGGTCTTCGTGATCAAATATCATTATATCTCCATTCAGGCTGCGGCGAGCCCTTAAGGATATAACCGGATCTCTCTGTATATCAACCTTTATTGTCATCTTTCTCTATCTCTTCTATTAATTCTTGGGTTTTTAAAACAATTTCTACAAGTTCGGTGTCTACATCTTTATCTTTGTACGACTCTAGTATGGAATATACCTTGTTCAACTTGTCGCTTAATGATGGATCTTGTTTTATCATATCTCTCTCGAAACATAATTTAACTTTCTTCTTCAACATCCCAAGCTCTTCATTTAGAAAATATTTAAATTCTATGCCATTATCTGAAAATGATGAGATATACTTCTCAAGTAGTGTCTTCTGATTTTCGTTCAATGCGTCAGAGTATTCTTCATTGAACTTGTTGATAAATGTACCATATACTATGTTATCAATTGGCTGCTGGTTCTCTTGTATGGTCTGAGCTGATGCTGACATTTGATCTACTATATTTTCTTCCAGCAACACCCTATCTCTTACTGGTAGGGTTTCTTGGAAAATTGAATATACCGTTGCTAAGTTTTTGTAGTTTGGGACAAAAGTTTGAAAAATTTTGTTTGACAATGTCTTATTAATTTTGTTAATAAGAGCAGATTGCTCTTGAAACACCGCCCTCTTATCAAGATCAAAATATCTTTGCTTCGCCTCTAGAACTATTCTTTCGGCTAGCCTCTTTTCAATATGTCTAGTCTCGTAGACACTCTTGTAAAGGTCCAGCTCCTTGTTGAGTTCTGTGCCTTTTGCGAAGTGTTCTTTCATAATTGAAACAATTTTGTTTTGTTTGTTTTTATTGTTTTTGACAATCGACTTTGTTAACTCTCTAACTAACGCTTCATAAACAAATGCTGTGTTTCTTTTTTTGTTATGCTTCAGTCTCATCACTATCATCCCTCTGTTCCAAATTTAAGTTATCAAACAAAACTTTTAACTGATTTTGGTTTTCTAATAATCTTTTTTCTTCCTCTTTAGAGTAAATAGTCATCTTGCTCTCGTAAACACCCGTGCCGCGGACGAGAGAGGACAATTCTGAAGCTCCGGGAAAATTCTTTCTACTTGTGCCAAATTCTGGGGCGGTGGCGCGGTTCATATTTTTCTTTCTTGGTCCAGATGATTTTCGGCGATCGCCAGAAGCAGAGTTCATTCTTGGCTCATACCAGCCATGGGATTTAGCAGTGGTTGTTTTTGTTTTTCCACCTTCTCTCTTTGTTGTCTTGCCTGTGTCATCTCTTTTTCCAGGAGGTGCTGCCAATAGATCACCTTCTTCGCCGCCACCGCCGGCTTCGGGTTCAGTACCGCCTAGATCTGCGGCGCCACCCAAATCGGCGCCGAAGTCATCTCCTCCTGGGGGACCTGCAAGATCTGGCTCGTCACCGACTGTACCTAGACCACCGGGCTCACCGGTGTCGCCACCCCCTAATTCACCGCCCGGGGCGGTTGCGGCAGCTTGCTCAGCTTCTGCGGCTGTTTCTAGGGCTGCCTCAAATCGACGGTCATAAAACATTTCGCGACGGTTTCTAATAAACTCTTCATCAGACATTCCAAACAAAGTTTTTGCCAGCCACTGCTTAGAGAAAAACCCCTCCGTTGCTGATGAGGCTATATCAAATTTGGTTTTCCAGTGTTCTAGTTCTTGCATTTCTGCAATTTTTGATGGATTATTTAAGTTAACCTTGAACCCAACTAAGTCCTCATCGCGGTAACCAAGGGTGTAAAGATGTATGATTCCAATCTTTTCTAATTCTGTGATTACAGAGCGCTGCAAGCGCTGAACAGTTCTGGCAAATCTAATATCTTTTTGTGCGAGAGTTGTCTTGTCTTCCACTGCTTTTTCAGAATCAGAAGAAAGATATGCAGCTGGAATCTTTAGGGCTGAAAACAACTTGTCTCTCAAGTACTTTACATCTTCGATATCACCCGTATGCTTGCCGCCACTTAGAGGTTCGATCTTTGTGCCACTAGTTCCTCCGCGAACAGGAATAAAAAAGTCTTCTTCAACAGAGAGTGGGTTATATCGTAAATCGACTCTGCCAGTATCAGGGTCGACCACCTGGTTTCTCTTCATTTGGGTCATTGCTTTTTGCATATATTGTTCTATATCTTGCGGAGGGATTCCTCCAACATCGATATAGAAAACGCGGCGGTCAGGTGAGCGTACAATACGGTACGCCATCATAGCGTCTTCTAGAAGTGTTAACTGGCGCCAGATGCGGCGCGCCGGCTCTAGTACAGACGTGCCGTAAGGATTATATTTGTCGTTCCCCAAAACTCTAAAATGACCAATTTGCCAATTTTCGAAAGTTAATCCTGCAGTATTCCACTGGTATTGTACATAATTGGGGTTTTTCTTGTCTTCGCCTTCCAGTCTCTCAACCTCTGCGGTGGGAAGACCGATAACACTAGTAATTCCAATTTTCTCATCTAGGTCAAGATATAAGAAAAAATCCCCATACTTACACATGGCGCGGCACCAGGTAAAGAGATTATACTCAATGTTCAGGATATCATAATATAGAGAGTGCAGAATTAGTTTTATTTCTTCGTTGTCACACTTGATATCGATAACTTGCTGAAGTGTACTGTGTGTTGTCATTTCATCTGCGTATATATCTAAAGCTGAAGCTATCTCAGGGGTATACTCCATTTGATCAAAATCAACATACCTCTCTGTTCTTGCTTGGCTAGCCATAGCTTGAGCCTGCAGGCTGTCATAGGGGTTATATGCCGTCTTCTTGAAGTCTTTGCCACTTGCAGAGGTGAACCTCGAAGAATATTTATCTAGATCTATTCTTCGAAGTCTGTGATTCGTTTGAGTCCTATATCCTGCAAGGGGACCAGAGAGGAGTCTCGTCAGGCGGCGAAACAATAAACTTTGCGGGTTTCTTGTGTTGTTCTTGTTGCTTTTTGTTTTTTTTGCCATATCTTATCCTTTAAATAACCAAGGAAACTGCTCAATATTATTAGCATGCTTCTTAGCGCTGTCTTGGAGTTTCATATTTGTAACTCCGATCATGCCATTTATTCTAGTGTCTAACTCATTACTAGTCTTAGTTATAGCACCAAGAAAAGCCTTGTTGTACTCAAAGTCTCTTTGACTAGATGCTAGAGCAGTGTCTCGAACCCAACACCCAACGGCGCATGCCATAATGAGGTCGTCATTATAGGACCTCATTGCTTCTGCTCTTCCATGGTTCCAAATAAACGTTTTCATCTCAGACAAAAGTCTTGTTGAATATATCTTAATTAGGTTGTTTCTTATGAATTCTTCCATCTTTGCAACAATCAGTGGTCTAGTCTTTGAAGTCATGGTAAACCCAGCAACAGCATTCGACATATTTTCTGCCTGGTACTCCTCTACAAACTCATGTGTAGACTTTACAGAATAATATAAATTAGGATATGCCGATTCTTTTAATTTATCCAAGACCGCGAAGCCGACGGTGTTGTTTTCCACTACCATCAAACACTTACCATATTCTAACCCAATATCATATAAAATTTTAGAAAAAATATCAGGAGTACATTTGCCTCTATATTCTGCAACTACCTCCATAGTCCTCGTCTTGAAAACTAGGGCTGTTGAATAATCTTTTCCGTCACCGCGGGCAACGTCGGCGGAGATAAAATAATCTTCCGATGCTTGATAATTCTCCCAAATCCACAAGTTTCTATCAAACCCCGTTCTATATTTCGGCTCAGCTACCATATTCAAATAAACTTCCAGATCTTCCGCGGCGAATACAGTCTCTCCAGACATGTTAAAATTACATTCAAGCTCTTGTGCAATTTCCCTGCGGGACATGTTTCTTGTCTCTTTCTCAAACCACTGCTCGTCGCGGTCGGGGTGGACGTCCCAAGGCAACACTGTTGGGTGAAAATCATTTGAGCTAGTTTCAGATTCTGTATATACCTTGTGAAACCAATTACCCACGCCGTTAGGCGTTGATAGAGCTATACATCGCCCACCGGTTGAAAGGGTAGGATAAAGACCCATCCACAACTCCTCTAGTCCCTCTACGTGTGCTGCCTCGTCAATAACCAACAAAGACAAAGCTTCTGAACGACCTGCGTCGCCTGACGTGCTCGATGCTTTGATTTGTGAACCATTTGAAAGGACAAAGCTTGTCCTGTTGTCAATGTCGACTTTAGAAATAGTAAGCCATGGTGGTAGGTTTTTTATTATTGCTTTAACTTTCTTGACCAGGTTCGCTGCAGTGCTAAACTTAGTCGCAATAACCAAAACGTTCTTCTCCCTATGGAACATCATCATCCAGGCTACGTATGCAGCTGTTATGGTAGATATACCCAACTGCCTAGCCTTTAGGATCACATTGAACCTATAGTCTTCAAAGTCTTTAAGCAGATCTTTTTGGAAGTCGTAAAGATGAAAGGGTATCAACCCTCTTTGTGGGTGAGTGATCTTTGCGTAAGTGTTGATAAAATAGTCTGGCGTCTTTCCGCATTTGACTATTTCTCTCATTATTTCCTTCTTCGATAAGGAAAAGGTCATACTAGCTCTTTATTTTTTCATTTGACGGGCGTTTACCGCCGATGCCGCTCAGTGCTACCATTTTCTTGAACTCAGGCTCTACTTCTCTTCCATCTGTATAGGAATCGTTAGGTTCGGCATCTGTGCCACCAATCTTATAACACTTGTGAACCTTTACGCTGCAGCGGATACGAGAAATATATTCTACAAGAACATCAACTTCGCTTGGGTCAGAAAGACTCAGGGCACTTTTCTTTATTTTTTTATATTCCTTCTGTATGAAGGATTTTATGTTTTCAACCATTGATTCCATCTCCCCCTCAAATCCATTTGAATGGACTTCCTTGAGTGGAATCTCTGCATGATACTTGATGTGGAGACGGTCACCGGAAACTGAAGCACCAAAGCCATCCATAATTCGGTGGTCAATGAGAGGGTTTCCCTCTTCTCTTCGTAAGCCAATTTTTATAGGCTCTCCGCTTTCGTCTAGTGCGCCGTCGTAAGTGTTTGATAGTACCTGAGAGATACAGTCGATAATTTCTAAAGTTGTTGCCATAAGTAAAAAACCCTCTATTATAAATAGTTCGTAATATAAATAGTTACTTCTTTGGTCTCCATCCCGTTTTCCATCGATCTAGTCTGCCCTCTACGTATTGTATATAACATTTAAAGCAGCATTCAAATTTAACCATGTACATGTTGTCGTGTGCCTTTACCGAATACTCGCCACAAACAGGACACGTCCGAGACTCGGAATCACCGGTGGTTTTATCTATAAGATCAAAACCCTCCTTGCTTGTTTTTTGCTTCTCGCGTGACTTATTTTCATGAAAATGCTTTAAACTTTCAAGATAAGCCTTCTCCTTTTCTTTACTCCAGCCGCTCTTTGGGTTTGCTATAGCTTCCTTGCCATACTTCTCTTTTATGGCTTTTTCATATTTTGCTATTTCGTTAAAATCTTTTTTCATATCAATTAAGTGTACTAAGGGCAACTGCATTGGCGATGGTCGAACCGACGTAATAGACAATCAAAGTTGCTGCAATGCCGCCGCCGAACCACAAGTACCAGTAATCGTTTGGTCTGTCTAGAGCTATTTGTTCCAATTTCTGGTTCTCTACTTGAAGGGCTGCTATAGTTTTTTCGGAAAGCTCCTTATGATACTCCAAGTCTACAGCAAGTGAACCAATCCGCAAATCAAAATCTGCCTTTTGTTTCTCTAGTTCTTTAGAAATTTCAAGTTGACACCTTTCTTGTTCTGACTCTTTATCTGCGATTAATTTAGCTGCGGCAGGTATATTAAAACACCATGCTTGAAAGGGTACTTTATCTCCCTTTTTCAACTTGGTAACTGTTGGCTCAGAGGCTACGCTTACTGTAGTAAAACTAATCAGTAACAGTAAAACCAAAAAGGCTTTCGATTTTTTCGCTAATTTCATCGGGGTTATTTTCCGCTCTCTTAATAATCTCTTTAACTTTCTTTTTTTCTTTTCTAGAAAGCTCTTTTTCTTTTATTGCATATTTCTTTTCTATTTTAGCAAGAGTTTCCTTATATTTTAAGATAAGTTCTTCTCTTTTTTGTATTTCTACATTTCTTGCATCTTGAAGTGCCTGTATTTGACTTTCGTACGATCTCTTTCTTGCGTTTAAGGTTTCAATAGCCGCTTGGTTGCTTTTTCGAGCAAAGATAAAAATACCGATTGACCATATAGTCATGGCAAAAATCTTCCAATGCTTCTTTATAAAAAGCCAAGCTAGCCTTAGTTGAGTCATCGGTCAGAAGGTCCGTGCTTCCACTTAACCGCCATATCCACAAGAGCTTGAGTGCCAATGTATGCTAATGTAATAGCGGTCCAATTATCACTAGTAACTGTCCCATATGCACAGAGACCTGTTGCTGTTAACCAGGCAAGGAACTTCCTTGATATAAACCTTTCTGTATACTTGTCAGCAAATGCTTTAATTTGTGCCACCATAAATCCTCCTGTTATTATAGATTGACGTGTGCGTATCCGGATTTCTTTTCTATATTAATCTGCATATCAACACAATCTTTTAAACTATCTAAGTGCGAAATAAGAAGCACTGTTTTAAAGTAACCTTTTACCATGTCCAGTATGCGAACAAAGCCTTCCATGTTCTCTTCATCTAGTGCCGTACCTGGTTCATCTAATATAAATAGATCAGACTTCGGCAAACTTGACACAGTTAAAAACGCTAGTCGGATCGCCATGCTTGCAATCGTCTTCTCTGCGCCAGAACCCATTTCTAATGGTCTTGGATCGTGACTTGGGTGCTTAATAAAAATATCAAGTTTGTCTTCGTTATTAGAAATAAATACTTCAAATTCTACAATGTTGGTAAGAATTTTTGAAATTTCTTGATTTATGTAAGGCAATCTTTCTTTGATGATCTCATAGGAAACACCGTTTGGATGACAACAAACCATAAAAAGATGATATGCGGCGAAATCTTGCTCTAGTTGCTGAAACTCTCTGTGTTGTTGTTGAGTGTGTAGCAGCTTTTGTTCTGATGAGCCGTGCCTCTTGTGGAGTTGCATTATTTTCTGATCGCAAGTCGTTAGTTCTGATTCTTTATCTGAGATTTGCTTCTTCAAATTTTCTTTGTCTTTTAGGAGCTGCTTAAGGTTTTCGATAGCCTCTCTGTTTTCTTCGTATTCTGTTGCTTTAGTTTTCAAGCTGTCAAGCTCAACCTGCTCTTTAAATAAAAGACTATCAGCTCGCTCAATAATCAAATTACTAGTTGTTATAGAATTGGCGAGATCATCTCTTTTCCTAACTAACAAATCATGCTTCTTTATATACTCATCTACTTTTACCTGCTCTTTGTGTGAATGCATCTTGCCAACATCGTTAATTTTGTTAGAAACTAGGGATATTTCCAAAGTCTTTTCTTCAACAGTTTCATTAATCAACGGAACACAACTAACACATAGTTTATCTTGCTCGGTGACCAGCAAAGTTTTTTGCTCTGACAAAGTTTTTAAAAGTAAGATTAAATTCTGTAATTCTTCATTAACCCTTTTGAACGATTCTTTCTTTTTCTTATACTTTTCAACTTCAAAATCTTCTAAAAATTTTTCGATTTTTTCATATTTAATTTTGCTCTCATCAAGGTTTTGTTGAGCTAGTATCTTTTTTTTATTTATCTGTAAGATAGACCTTTCTTTTTCAGTTATTTTTTTAGCTGTCATGACAGGGTCAATAACTTCAGCTGGAACTGATTCTATCTTGTCTTGCAAATCGTTCAGCTCTCTCGCCAAAAGAGACAGGTCTTCTTTTAACGTATTGCAAATTGCCTTGTTTCTCTCAATTGCCAACTCACCCTTGACAATTTCTTCTTTGATATTTTTGATGTCTGTATCAAAATCAATACCCTCTAGGCGTCGTAGAGATGCTTTTATATCAGCAGAAGCTTCTTTAGCCATCTTAAACTTCTTGTCGAAGATCTCAAGATCCAAAAACTTTGCAAGAAACTCTTTTCTTTTTGTTGACCCTTCATTGATAAAAGACAGGGAATCTAGTTGAGATGCCATGGAGGTTGCTAAAAAATCCGGGAGAGTGCCAAAATACTTCCTCACATTCTTATCAGTGTCTTGCCTGGAGGTGCCATTTAATCCTGTGTGGTTTCCTATCGTATCCTGTGAATAGAACTCCAGGTCAGTTGTCGCTTCTTGGGTTTCCACTCCCTTAAGTCTCTTGATATACTTATTTGACCTTCTTTCGATGATATAATCTGTATCATCAACTTTAATTGTTGCTGTTGCTGTGCACTCATCCTTATTTTGGTTTATGATGTTTAAATTCTTGCGAATAGATTTAGAAGTAGAATTGTACATAGAGTACAGCAAAGTGTCTACGATAGAAGATTTGCCCGAATAATTCTTTCCGAAAATACCCACAATGCCTTCTAACTTCGTGAAATCAATAGTGTTCCCTTCGCCATAATTGAAGAGGTTGTCCCACTCTAACTTCTGAAGGGACCAGTTGACATTTCTCATCACATCTTCATTTTCTTCAATTTGCTTATTAAACTCTTTGTTTAACTCATAGACCCTTTCTAGCACTTCTTCTGTCGCTTCATATTCTTTCAAATATTCAGCCATTAAAGTCTCCTGAGTTTTAATGTCTCGCAAGTCCTGTTTCTCTAAACCCGCAGGAGCTGCAACTTTGATTTGTTTTCCAGCTGCTCTATTAAGGTAGGTTACTGACTCTGGATTGTATTTATACTTTACAATGTCTACTGCCTTTCTTACCTTATCCAAGGAAACATTGCTTTCTGACACTATTCTAAGGCGGGCGCCTTCTGGTGGTTTTGTTCTTGGTAGGTTTCCCTTCTCACTTAAAGTTAGAGTGATAAAAGGTTTTGGATTATTAAATGTGATAAGCTTATTAGTAAAAATATCTTTACTTTCAATATCCCATAGTAAATAGCCCTTGTCTAGTGATTCTCCGAAGTTCTGCTGAACTGTTGAGCCGGCATACCATATCCGACCTTCCTTATCTAGTTTCTGTGTTTTATGAATATCTCCAAGGAAAGCAAAGTCAAAATCTTCAAAAATTTCTATGCTGTGATCTCCTCCTAGGGTCCAGTTCTGATCTGTCTTAGATTTGTCAATTGCGCCATGGTACAGAGCTATGTTGACTAGGCTCTGGTCTGTTGGGCTGACCCAATTCTCCTCATCGAACACAGATAAAACATTTAAGCAAAACTTATCATCTATTTTGATCTCGCCGGCGTTTTTGAGTAAAATAAGGTTAGGGTCATCTATAGCTTTAGCGATTGGGGAGAGGGCATCTTGCCTTGAGCCATTACGCAAATTGCCGTCGTGGTTTCCTAAAATAATATAGGTTGGAGCAATTGCAGCAAGACTTTGAAAAAAGTCCCGGCACATATCGACAAATTCTGGTGAAATTTGTGTTTTTGTGTGAGCTATATCTCCGCAGTGGATAATGTAATCCACCTTTTCTTCTTTTAGTGATTTGTAAAGTTGACTGAATACTTCTTTGTATTCAAAGTGATATTTTAAATTCCGGATGTGAGTATCCGCAATATGCGCAAATCGCATATAACCTCCGCTTAGTGTTTTCCTATATTATATACAGTTTATAAGCGGGAGTCAAGATATTTTTTTTAAACCAAAAACTTTAAGTTGCTCTACTGACAACTTTTCTAAGATGATAGTAAACGCCTGTTTTTCAGACTCTGTCAAAGCATCAATATCTCCGGTCTCTGCAAGATGGTGCATCTCTTCTTTGATGATTTCTTTTAGTCTTCTTTTTGTAATTTGCATTTTAGGCTCCTAAAAATCAAGTTTATAATGTAAATAGTCCAAATCTGTTATAAAGTCTGCATTTTGTTTTCGCGATAGAAACTCATCTCTCGGCATCTCGGCAAGGTCGGCATATGGCTTCACAGGGATGCTCTTACTGGCGACTCCATACTCTCTAAACTTTTTTGCTATTCCAAGTTCTTTTACTTTCGCGTCCTCATCCAAAGCAAGGTATACTTGAGTTTTATTACGGCATATTTTTTCAAATAACTTGTGGTTCTCTCTAAGGGTTGACCCTAGTACAGGTATACAATTATCGTGACGAACAGCATCAAAGGCGCCTTCGACAATGACGATATCGTCATCCCAGTTGATGGACAGGTCATTGAAAACTATGTTCTTGCTTGCTTTAGGGTTTTTGTATTTCATCCAGTCATCCACAAACGACCTAGCTACAAAATAATTTAATTTTCCAGACTTATTAAAAGAGGGTATGATAATCCTTCCTTGATATTCTCCGAAATCACAATATCCTATCTTCCACTTTAAAATATCAAGATCTGAAATATCTCTAGAGTAGAGATACTCCAAAGCGCGCGTTTTGTCTCCTGATTTTTGCCCTGTCAAAGTCTTAAATTCTCTTGGCAACTCTACGACCTGCTCTATATCCTCTGGTGTCTCTTGAAAAATGAATTCATATTGAGACAAGTCAAGCTCCTCTGCAACACCGGTCCACTGCACATAATGTTCCGGGGCGTACTTGCTAATCAAATAAGATATTTTATTTCCTGAAAAGTTGCAAACCCAGCACTTAAATGCGTTTTTATCAACGTTAATAGACATCTTAAGTTTGTCGTGATTGCACTTGGGACATTTGAATAAAGTTTCTGTTCCCGTATTCCAGCATCTACCGAAGGCATCTTTAAGTATCTGAAGCTTTTCTGACAATTTTATCACCCGCTAACGCTATAATTATACTGTCACACATATCCAGCATTCCTGGCTTTGGATTTCCGTGTTTTGTATATTCTATCTTAATTTGCGGATAATTGTCAAGAACAAACTGAAGGACTTTTTCTTTTGCATTGTCTCCCCTTTTTATACCGACTCCGGCAGATTTACGTGCCGATGATGCCGCAAGCATCTCAGGAGAGATTCCGAAAAGCTCATAACACTGCCAAGAAACGATGCCATTATATCGAGATAGCGTTGACAAGGTCTTTGCCGAAGAGAATCCCGACCTAAATGACTGTAGGGATTGCTCTATAAAAATATCTGTAATTTGGTATGAACTCTTTATATCTTGCAACTCTCTCTTTAAGAGGGCTGCTTTTTCATACAACGAAGGAAACTTTCGCTTGTTTCTAGTGTCCCAAATAAAATTTTTGCTTATTTTACCGTCTATAATAATTGTAGCGCCAGTTATAGATGTCGAGACATCAAGACCCAGCACACTCTTTGTCGAGGTGTTCAATCCAACTCTCCATTAGGCTTTTTTTCTTTTTATCATCGCCGTGGAACCAGGACCAAACATAAGAATTTTCAATATCTCTTATTTTACCTTCAAGAGAGCTGTTGGTGCTTTTCATAATCTCTATTTGCTCTTTCGTGGGCGCAGGAGGTTCGATATCTAGTTCCTCAGCTACTTGCACTATAGCATAATAGTCGTCTTCTTGTAAAGCATTTCTTGCTTTTTCAAACAAAGAAGTTTTATATTTTCTTTCAAACTCCGAACTTCTCGCGAGCTTGTCAGGGTGTACTTCTCTAGCTATTTTTTTGAAGAGCTGTTTAAGGTTTGTGTTTTTTTCCTCTTTTTTAAATTCTTGATCTGGGCTGGAATCTTCAAACTCTTCGGAAACTTGGTCTTGCTTGTTGTCGGATCTCCCAGAAGTTATATTTTCCTCTTCAATGATAGGGCTATCTTTTTGGTTTTCACCGGTGAGTGTTCGATCATAGCCCATGTGATCGGCGAGAGCGCGCATGAATTCCATATAAGCCTTCTGGAAAATATCCTCTGATAATTTCAAAGACTCTTTCAGGTACCTTGTCCTCATCATGATGAGTCTATATTTTCCTGAAATTTCCACTTTTAAAAATCTATCCTCATTTTGATCATATAATCTCGGTCGGGCGTCTTTTTTATTGGGTTTGCAAGAGTAGCAATAGCAATCAAGTTTTTAAACTCATCATAGATACCAACCTTTGAAATATAGGTCGTGTTTTTAAATGGTGCGTCGAAGTTAGCAAAGTCACAAGTAGTGATATTTTTAATCTTCCTTTTTCCCTCCGAATAAACCCCGCTCCCAGTAAGAAGAGATTCTGATTCTTTTTCATAAAACGTTGGGTTACTTGAAAAGTTGTATTTACCTTTTTCTGCGAAAGCAAACATCGTCAGTGTTGGTATTTTGTTCGTTCCTTTAAACTTCACTTCGCAGGAAGAATCCCCTACGGCGCCGCTGTTGATTGCTGTGCCAGTTGTTGTAATGCCTGTTCCAAAAGATTTCCAGGTCATAGGGGTTGCTGAATTTGAAAAGAACTTGCTGGTGTAATTTCCCCCACTGATGTCCCAGGATCCTGTCAGTATAAATATTCCCTGCTCGTATATCGCCAACCCTGCGACATAGCCAGTGTTCGAACCTGTGGTTTGATACAGTACCCCATCCTTGTTCGTATCTTTTAATTGCCCAACAAGTGTGCCAGTCACATAGTAGTTTAGTTCTATTGATCCTTTGTCTATTCCGGAGCCGTAAAAAATTCCCGGTACGCAGATCATGTTTACTTCTTTTGTTCCCAAGTCGCCGTAAGTAAACTGTGCCCCTATACGGTCTCTACTTTCTATAACATTTCTTAGAGATCGAATATATTTTTTGTTTGACGCAGCAGTCGCTGCTGACCCGATGTTGCTAAACCCGTGATTGCTAAATTCTGTTCCAGATGGAACGAATATCCTTCTTAAGCCGGCTGTCATCGGATAACTTTGCGTTATTTGCGCGCCGTTTGCGAACTGCGTCTGGTCGTCAAATTGAGAAGTCGATACTGTCCTGTTTGCATATCTGGTCGTATCCTTCGATATAAAAGAATACGCCAAGGAATTTGATGGTCTATTGATGTTTAACTCATGAAGGCTTATCTCGCCCTTCTGAGTAATATGAGTGACTTTGTTTGAAAAGTCGCCGGTCAACAGCATGTCATTATTTACGTAGACAGAGCCACTATAAACCAAAAAACTATACTCTGGTTTGGTGACCAGGGTACTGTATATTAAGTCCTGTCCTCCAAACTTTCTGTATGTCATTTTTCAATAATCCAGTCTGACCCTTAATGTCAGTTCGTTGGTGGGATCTTTTCTTAATGGCTCAGACAATTTGGCAACCGCCAACAATTCATTGTCTGCCGAATATAATCCAACTGTTGTAACATATGACCGCGGGGGTGTCAACTCATTGTTGCCCTTTACTACAATCTTGCTGCTCTTAAGATAAGTCGGGTTAGAACTATAATTAAATTCATTGTGATTAGCTCTACAAAAATATATTGTTGAATTAAGCTCAGTAGTGTTGTTGAATTGTATGTTTGTTATTCTGTGTAGCAGTGCATCGCTGGCTATATCTATGTTCGACCCTGTTGCTATATTTGCTAGGTTCCTACTTGTAAACAGTTTTGTGGTGCCGGTGGCTCCCATGCAAGAACTTGTTAAAACAATAACGCCGGCTTGGTAATAAATCAACCCGAAAGGATCGCCATAGCTGCCATCGCCGGCGCCAGGAGTGGATGATGTATATAAGAGTCCATATTCACCGGCGGGAGAATTTATTAAATAGCTGCTTTCGGCTCCTGAATCAGTCAAGGTGACGGTGGCGACATGCGATGCATTGCCGTATGCAGAACTGGTTCCGAGAGTCATGCTGAAGCTTCCTTTCTTTATCTCATCCTTAACCAGAAGACGAGAAAAGTTCATGAAGAAAGCAGACTTAAGTTTATCTGTTGTTGTGTTTGTAAAATTGCCATCCTTATCAAACATTCGGATGTTTCCATTGGTATCATACCCAACCAGCACTTGAGCCATCTGGTTATACATATTTAGCTTTTTAGCATTCTGATTACTGGAAGATCCCGAGTAGGAAGATGACATATGGTAACCAAAGGAAACATCAAATATGTGATTAGCTGAGGAGCTTTGATGTGGATAATCATATACAGACTTAAACATGCCATGAGAAAAAGTCTTAATATTGTTGTTGCCTGAATATGTTCCTGAAACGATTGAACCAGTAATTGGTATCACTTCGTGTAGAAGGGTTCTGGAACTGGTTCTGTCTGTTTCTGCAAATGGTTTGAAAAATGTGTTTGCCATCGTTATCTCCTAACTACTAAATTTTCCTAATTAGTCTTACTGGTATATCTATTGAGTAACCGGTTGTCACTCCAACTATGTTTATAAGGGTATCTATGAATTTGTAAGCTGAGCCTGCCATTGTCTTTCCGGCGGCAAGGGTTACAGTTGTTGATCCTACAGATCCTATCTCATCAAAAAGGGCTATACCATCACGTACGTGCATTGAAGCGCGGGGATATAATCTCAGAATAGAACCCAGAGGTCCGTCAAACATTTCGTATTGGTCTGCGCGGACGACTGTTTCAGTGTTTCCAATTAAGTTTGCTCTCTTTTGCCTGTTTCCTGTTGTGAAGGACGTTGCATTAATTGCACTTCCAGGTTTTCCTTCTACACAAGAAGTGCCGTCGCCTAGAGCCACATAATAGGAAGCAATACCATCGTCGTCAACAAATTGATTCGGAAGTGCAGATGTGCCATTTCCGCTGGAGTTTAATTGATGCAGTGATATAAGTCTGTGATCAGCCTTTATCAAGTATGCAGTCTCAACTAGCTCATCTGAAAGCTCTTGCTTAAAGGATATGCCATTTTCACTACTGTTAATACCCTGATCGATAACGACCTTATTTGTCGCATCACTCTTGACGTTGCTGTCTTGCCCTCTAAGAATACCTGTCGCCATCTTGTCAATTCGGCTAGCGCCGCCGGCACGTTCGGTGTTTTGATCCGCCAACAACATGAATCCCCCAGAGAAGCCCGAAGTACCGTCTTCTAGTTCTGTGTTGTTTCCAGAAAAGCTGTTAATTTTAAGAATTGGCATAAACAGCAAGTTGTTGCTGTTCATAGATATAAGCTTGCTTTTCATTAAAGAAGAATTGTTTGTAAAAGCCTCTAGAATTGGTGTTTGCATTACTTCTATGTCGTAAAATGCAGATCCGCTTGGGTGGCTTGCATTGAAGACACCATAATTTATCTCTTCGTCGCCAAAAGCGAACTTTGTTATTTTGAAATTACCCCTAGCCATTCGTTGACGACCGGCGTCTGTCAAGACAGCATCAAGAATAATATCTCCTGAGTTATCTAAAAAAGCCATTAATACACTCCTTTTTAATATGAAAAATCATTAATAAATAGTATTTTGTAGCAAATAATCCTTTTATTTTAAAAATCATTCTTCCTTAAGTATTTGTACTTTATTCTGACTAAACACAATATTTAAATCTATCTTTTTTCCTGTTTTCTTAGAAGTGCACCTAATCTTGAATTTTTTGTCCCACAAGCTGTCTTCACCAGATGCCTTGCCAAGTGAGAGTTTGTCTATATCTGGTGCAGTCTTCTGAAAAGATTTTGTATCTACTTTTGTTCTTATTCCAAGATCTTCTCTTAATTTTTGTAGCGCAGTTTTTTTACCAGATGACGCGATATCTTCCAGAGCCAGATCAAAATTAACAACTTTTTGTTCTAAGTTTGGTGAAATTTTTATTCGCCGAGAGAAAGATTTTTTAAATTCTGCAGGCTTTGGATACATTTCATATGGTTCCATATCCATTATGATACCGTTTTCATAACTAATCATCCTGACTCTGAACACCTCTGTTGGGTTGGACACCCCTCCTTTGTCGATGGTTCTAAAAGTATAGTAATAATTCTTATTTGGCTCGACCTTGTCAATTCTAAACAGTTTAGTTTTACCAACTGCCTCTGCTCTGACTATAGTTGCATCTGGTGCGTCAAAATCTGTATATTTTTCGGGCGCGTCGGGGATCCGGATCATTTCAAAATGCGTCGGTAGAGAATCTGATTTGTACATAACTCCAGACAACGGATCTGTTATAGCCTGATCGTTATACATTTCTGCAATTGACGAGAAGTCTTCTCCAAAGATTGCGATTGGGCGCTCCATAACTTGCCCAAAAGAGTGTTGCACTAGTATTGAATATTGATCATCAATGCCTTGGTATGGCAAAAACGTAACTTGCGGTGTCATGGGCGGAAGATCAACTGTCGTAACTACTTTTTCAAAAAAGGGCGCCTTGATGATAGCCAATTTCTTATTTGACCACACTCTCATGTTAACTGGTTCGTTGCCCTCTGAGGAATCTGCGAACGCTCCGTTTGGTCCGGGCATTCTGGCATCCCAGTTAAAACTTTTATTTTGATAATATGCATACTCAGACCCAACAACAAAGTTTATTGTAAAAACTTTATATCGATATTTCGTACCAGGTAAAATCTGAGTGTCTAAGAAATCAAATTTTTTGACCGAGTCGTTATCCATGAATATAAACTCTTGCACTTTAACGTCAGCGTCTTGATTGTCAACATTTTTTACAACCCTGTATTTTTCAACATAGTAACCTAAAACTTCAGAATATGCTTTTCTGCCATTCAATATGTCTGCAAAACTTCTCTGTATGTCTGCATCTACTATCTGCTTCTCAAGCTGACCTAAGAATATTTGGCTCCTAATCAGCTCCTCTAGTTTTAATAAATTCTCTTTGTCCCACCCACTATAGAACAGCGGATATTCTTCTAGCTGTCTGGGCCAGTAAAGATCATGACTTCGACCATGAAGGTCTGCTAAATTTAATAGAAATTCCGGGTCTAATATCACATCTTCTGTTATATTGTGGGATTCTTTATCATTTTGGGTTCTATCTTGTGTTCGACCTAAGAAATTACCCCTGTCATCCATAGCATTGGGGTCTCTTCTTATAAGTTGGTCATCTAGAATTTTTCCAAAAATTTCTTGTGTGAATCTTCCTCTTGCAATCTCTTTTGTGGATTCGGACAACTTTGGGTTACTATCTGTCCAATATTCAGATGGATTCTCCTTGAATAGTTGCAGAAGCAAAATATCCATTTTGTTTCTCTGAAATGCTGCGTTTATAGGTCCGCCCTGCTTTGTATTTATTGAAATTTCTATGTAGTTAGTTAGGGACCCTTTGATGGACTTGTTTATTTCTTCTAGCATCTCAATCTTATCACTTGGAAACTTTAATATTCGACTAGAATTATAAACGCTGTCACCCTCTACGAAAATATTGCCTGGGATTGGGGCTGAGACTGCTCCAGTGCCTAAAGGCGTATCACTTCGGGACTGCCCAAGTTCAGCTCCTGCTTGAGCAAGATTTTGATTAATTATCTGTTCGGACGCCGCGAGAGCTGGGTTGTTAAGGGTTGCAGAATAGATAGACTGCCTTGTTTGAGTATCTGCTTCATACCCCACAATAGTTCGTTGATTTAGTTCTACAAGTCCGTCCGGTAGATTCTCTATTAGTGTGTTACCAGAGTCAATACTCTTGTTAATCTGTTTTGCTTGATAGTATTCATAAACACTTGGAATAGCTAGCTCTGAAGTAAGTCCTAATCTTAATTCGTGATTTCCAATTGTTGGTTTGATCGCAACACTATCAAATCTAGAAAAGAGGATCTGATTTAGCTCCTCTTCGTGATATGCTACGGGGGCGTCAAAAACAAAGTCTCTCAGAGCGTTTCTACCTAAATCCTCTCTAGTCCCATCTGACTCTACAAGTAAACCTGAAAACTTTATTGCGGGTGTTCGATAAAATCTCTTAAGTGGTTGCCCACCATTTTGTGCGCGAAGGAGAGGGTATGTTTTCGAGTGTCGACCTCTTACAAAAAAGTCCATCACTTTCCCAGTAGAGTTTAGAAAAAACTGCTTCATGCGATTTAATTGTTCAGCATTCCACTCGCACCTAATATATTCTACTGTATTGAATCCCTCAAAATTAAGTCTCTCAGGAGCATTATCATTTTCAGGCGCCGCGTGAGTAACTTTCCTGTAGAACTCCGGGTTAATTCTGAACATTGGCTTATCCGTAAAGGTACCTATTATTTCTGCAAGAGTGTCTCCATAGCTCCATGGACCAACTGTATAATTTTGTATTGATCTTTCATCTTCAGGGTCGAGTCTTGGATCGCCGAAGGGCTTACAGAACAATTGTTCCGATGACCTAAATTTGGAGTGAAACCAAAAAGATTGCATTGTCAGCCTAAAATTATCTATTTGTTCTAAAACTTTCTCATCTTCTTTCCTTGCGAGGTATAAAGACGGGTGGCTAATCATAGCAAAACGCGGTACTGGATCACTTTCATCTGCGGGGGATTCTATGAACAGTGATTCGTTTATTGTTGTTAGGTCTCGGGTTGCGGACAGGTATTGCGCATCTCGATTAGGCACCGGGACAACTAAGTCTTCAGATCTGGGTATTTCATCAGATTCCTGCAAAATAAAAGGAGTAATAGGTGGAAGCACAGGAGTTCCCTGTACGGCGTTGAAAACCGTCGCGAAGGGGTTGGCGCCTTCGGATCTTGGTGGTGGCGCAGGTGCAGGCTCCGGTGGGTTTCTTAAGCTGTCAGCATCAACACATTCATACACTCCATCTACTAGCGTGCGCACTTGACCGGGTGGGCAAACTGGTCCCACTGAACCAGTCGATGTTGCCGACCCTAAATCTATATCTGGTTCACATGGGTTTTTTACTGCCATATGCTTAGCCTCTCCGTTTTCATTTTAGTATCCTGATCCTCCTTTGGGTCCCGAACTTACACCAGTGGATGGCGAAGACTGGATTTGAGGTCTCACACTAGTTTGCGATTGAACTCTTGGGCGAGATGAACTACTTCTACTGCGTCTGCCCGCGGGCTTATTTTCCTGACTTGGCGATGATCTGACATTATTGACCGGTTGGGCGCCTTTTAGACTATTGGCTGTTGCTTCTTGGATCACAACGCCGAAGGGACCGGGAGTGTCAGACTTAATTATTACGCCTTGTTCATCGTAAGTAAATGTCTCGAACTGTTTACCTTCAAGTTCACCAACTGTATTACGCACGTCCATAGATCTACTTTCTCTGTTACTAGCTAAGCTTGTTCTCGTGGTTGACCTTTCTTGATATGTGTTCGCCCTATAGCTAGCTGATTGAGTAGAGTTTCTTGCTGAGATTAAGCTCTTTATCGTATCATAAGCTTCTCCTAATGTACTAGAGTTTAACTCAATATCCCTATATTTGTTTTCCATCTGCTTGATAAATATTTCTTGATTTTCTGATGTTTCTATTGTGTTTATGATTGAGTTTTGCAAATCTTTTGAGATAGGATCTAATCTTTCTTTGTCTTTATTGTCTGGCTCACCTTCAAAGCCTAGGTTTGTTGAGCTTAAAATTCCTTCTAGCGAGGTGCCGCCGACAGAGTTAAGTAGCTCGTTTAATTCGTTGATACTATTGAAAACTCCCTCTTTTGGATCTGGTGTTGTTGGCGGAGCAGTCCTAGATCTTTCAATCGCCGCCATAATACGGGCATGCGCGCGATTTAAGATTTCAGGATCGTTACTTCGCCCTGGGGATGTTTCCCATAAGTCTTGTGTTCGATATAACTTATCATCATTTACAATATAACCCTCTTCAGGATTTGAGGCTTCTTCTTTTGCTAAAATATCAGTGATGACATCTATAGTAAATATTCTAGATATCTGAGAACTCTCTTCGGATGCCGGCTCGAAAAGCACAGCATTCTTACTCAGCGCTGACATTTGTGAAGTTGTAACGCCAGAAACCATAATTAAGCTATCTGGAAAGTTTATTCCTGACTTTATGCTCTTCTTTTTGTTTCCAAAATTCTGACCGTCGTAAGAAGAGGCGGTGTTGGCTGTGGACAATTTTTTCACTTTGTCATATAATTTAAAACACAAGTTTTCAAAAAACTCTAAACTCTCGACTGTTGTACTTTTTGGAAGCAAAGATTCAACTATGCTATCTATTTTTCTAAAATTACTAAATATTGATTCTGCTGTTATAAGATAGTATACCACACAGTAGGATCTGACGACCTTATTCACAACATTAAGATATTGACTTTGGGCTCGTTCTTTGAACTCTAAAGTAAAATCCTGTATAGAATGGTCGTAGTTTCCTCTCATCACTTCTGAAGATGGTGGAACGGTTGTCTTAAACTGATAACCACTGTAAAATAATGAATTTTCCTGACTGATAAATGGTCTTTGTGCTTCTTTTACATACCCCGAGTATGCGTCAAGTCTTTTCTTAAAATCTTTTAGGTGCTTTTTAAGTGTCTTTAGTACCCCATCTTCCATTGTCAAGTCAACAACATATCTGTATTTTCCTGTATTATAGTTTTCAAATAGGTCATAATCATGCACTTCTATCAGAGATTTTCTTGGCAAAGGTCCCGAATTTCCACTAGATGGAGGTTGGAAGATTCTTGCCTTTTTGTTGCTAGCCTCTTTTATTATTCTTCCCCCGGAAACCTCTCTATCAGCGGTAGTGCGAATAATTTCTCTTTTTAGCTCAGTTTGGTCGTACCTTTCATACGCCGGTGATGACACTGAGTTATTTCCAAGTTGGCTATTAGTAACTCTTTCTCTGTTAACAACCAGCGCTCTTACCGTTGATGCGTCAGTAAAATCATTTAGTAGTCGCGCGCTGAATTCAGCTGATCCTCTTGATGTTTTATATTTTTCTCTGTGGGCGTCTATAAGATATCCAAACCTAGAATTTGTAGACACAATATCTAACACATCAATAAACATATGAGAGCCATGAAAGCTTCGACTATTGTTCACGCCAATCCAAGATTTTGGAGTGCCTGAAAGTGGGTTAAAATTATCCTTTTTTATTGATAATATTGCTCTTCTCTTAAGATATTCAGAAGCTTGAGATTGGTTGTTATCTTGTGAAAATTCTATGATTTGACCGAGTTGAGCCTTCAATGATCTTAATATAGTGTCCCCAAAAGCTAACGGACCAGTGTCGGACACCGTTGGCTGAGCTGACATAAATGTATATCCCGAAAACGTATTTTTCTGAGTTAGTGGCTTTCCGTCGTGCCCGAGGGCGCGCTGAGTGAATTTTGATACAATCTTTGTATTTTTAACTTCTCTGACTTGTAATTTAGCTGCTTCAGACATTCTTTCTGCAAAAGCTGGTCCCGACATATACCCAATATATCCATTTGGACCAGGAAAGTCTGAAGTGTGCTCGTGGACTGGTCCACTGTATCTGGCACCGTCGGGGGTAAAAAACGCCTTTCTTTTTGCAGGAACGATAAAATCTTGATATGAAACATTTTCTTCATCTTTAATGAGACATTTTTCAAACAAAAGCGGTCCGGACAGTTTAGAAAAAGATGCAATTGCAGACTTGGGTAAGTCGAAGTCCTCATGTAGCCCTTCTAAATCTATTGATGCAAACGCCATTAGATTCAGTCCATCGATGTCGCTACTAAGGGGATCCCCATTAAACGGAACCCTTATGTTAAAAGAGGTATTGTATCCTTCAGGATCGGCTAACGCTGTAGAATCTAAAGGCTCTGTGCCGTATTTTCTCTGTTTAGGATCTTTATTAAAATCTTCTTCTTGAAATATTTCGTCTAACGAGACAGCTGCCCATCCAAAAAATTTGTACGGATTATAGCCCGGTCTGGTGGTAAAGCGAGCCCACCACTGTAACTTGCCGCCTTCATCGCCAAGAGCATGATGCCACAATCTGTAAACATTCGCCATGCCGGCAGCTTGGCTTAAACTGGCTATTCGAGTTTCAGGGTAATAAAAATCAGCCATCCCGCTAGGAGACAATGGCGGAGAGGCAATGAAATAGTACTTTATGTATTGGCTAAATTCTGAGGATCCAATCCAGTTTGTGTAACTTAGATTTCTAGGTCTTTGCAAAACTGCTTGAATTTCCATATCTTTTTCCGATATTGCAACTTTTTTTATTGCAAACTTTGGAAGAAGTTCGGAATTCTGAACATAATAGTCTGTCATTTGTTGTCTCCGTAAGTAGGAGTCGTGGGACCGGGTTCAGATCGGGGTTCTGGTAGACGCTCTGCGGCTGCAGCGTTTTTAGCAAGGGTCATATTAGTATTTTCGTTTATAACTTCTTCGTCTATTTCATCATCAACGACTATCTTAATATATTTAGAAACCTCTTCCTCAGTCTCAAGTCGAACCCACTTTCCATCATCCTTCTCTTTGAAAATTTCTATGTCGAAGTTTTCCAGTAGGTCGTCTACCTCCAGCTCTTCAAGATCTATAAGGACATCCTGCTCGTTGTGCGCTATAGAGGTTTTATCTAAAAATTCTATTTTTTTAGCCATCAGGTCCATATAGTATTCTCTTTCGAGAATCTCGTCAGGGACTTCTACCTGTTTTCTTCTATCTTCTAGTAATTCGTGGGATGCAGAAAAATTTAATTGGGGAATTGGTAAAGCAATCCCTTCAACTGTAGTTGTTTGCTTCGGATTCTTAATCTCTGAATCTTCTGCTTTTACTCTAAAAGTTGGCGATTCTTTTTCATTTACCCTGCTGTGTTGTAGAGGGTACTTCAGGATCCTGCCTTGTAGAAACGGATCTTGTCTTCTTTTGATTTCTGGAAAAGTCTTTACTGATCCTGAGTTTATTAAATTTTGATTCTCTTCAAACCTTTTTTCGATTGGTATCACAAGATATTGGGTCTTTAGCCTCTGAGCTTCTTCTATTCTCTCGGTTGAGCGTTTTTGGGTTTCCTTTATCCCGGCGAATTCAGAATTATAAATTATGTCATCGTCAAAAAAACAATAATACACAGGCTTGAAAAACCCTCTCGCTAAAAGGTTTTTTCCAAATTGAGTTAATTTTATGTCTATTACATCCTGTTTTTTATCAAAAAATGACACTGGGTGACCTCAACTTATAGATTAATCGTAATTATAGCTATCGATTTTGGCTTCTAGCTTAATTAGTTCCACAAAAGAAAAGTAATCGTATGGCCAGTTGTAATGAACTAAGCGTTTCCCAGTGCTTGTTTTGCCTGGGAGGGCGTCTGGAAAAGTCCCCTTTGTCACCGCAGGGCGGCTAGCCCTAAGATACTCTAGTCTTTCTAGGTTTTGTGACCGCGGATCAATAGACCTTCTTCTTATTGTTTCCAAATTGTCGATACCTCTTTGCTTGACTTTAAAAACAATCCATCTAGTCTTGTTTTCTTCATCAGGAGAAAACAAGTTTCTTGGCTCAGAGACGGGAGATAGATTCTCTCCTGTCAAGTTTGCTGTTTCTAGGTAGTGGCTTACAAATGAAATATCGTTGTGGCTCCTGAGTCGACCTTCTAGGGCTCTGTTTGAGTTTGATTTTCTTGCAATCGCAGAACTATTCAGAGATTTGGGGTAAAGGTTCTGCCAAATATTGCTTAAATCTTCTGCATCGAAAGATGCATGGAATTGAAAAAAGTACATCATAAATGGGTCTTGTACCCTTGCGTTTTCTGGTACATTTATAAAATCAAACTGAGGTGGGAGTATGAACTCTTCCATCATAAATAGTTGATATTCTATTGCGTCTAGTGGTCCACTGTTGAATGGGGTTTTCATTCTACCGTCAAGTGTTGCGCGGAATTCATTATAATCTTCTAAGGTCAGGATCCTATCCGTTAAAACATCAGTCTCCTTTGTGATTTTCATGTTTCTCACATTGTCACTTGCCTTGTTGTACATATCTTCATTAAATTTGATAAATTCAACTCTATTATCTAAATCTTCACGCAAAACATATGGTATAGCCACTATTGCTTCTTTGACAACCTTCCTATCTTCAACTGTACCAACTTTATCTCTGTACTTTTTTGCTAACTTTAGATTAGCTGCAGATGGTTCTTCTTGGTCATTGAACCCTAATCTTGCGGCGAGACCAGGGGTGTTGGCGCCAATGGGGACGTCTATTATTGAAAGGTAGTATCCTTTTTTATCCGACTCTTTTAATAATTGTCCTTTTTGATGCCACATTCCAGTAGAACCAGTCAAAAAGCTGCCGGGAGTAGTTCCTTCTCTGGGTGCGCCAACTCCGTCATAGTACCTATCCCATTGGCGTTCTTTCCATGGGGATCCAGATACTTGGACTGTCGTACTATTTGCTAAGTCATAAGCTGTTGCTTTTACTGACTTAAAATCTAAAACTGGACTTTCCCATTTTGTTTGTATTACCCATCTCTCTCTTAAGTTGTTGGGATCCAAAGGCACCACATTCAAGGCACCATCGCCATCGGCGCCGTGTCCCCTGATTTGATCAAAGTTGTCTGTTCTTAGGGCTGCTATCATACCAAGATTCAGGGAAGCAGAAAGCGACATTGCGTGGTGATAATTTGTGTTGCTATGAGTGCCAGTTTTGGGATCAGGAACATCGGCATTGCTAGCCTCTTCAACAAAATTATAATATGCATACGAACTAGAGTTCATGACCTCTCTAACTGTATAATCTTTTGTAACAGTAGGGGAAAAGGTCACTTCAACATACGGTGCGCTGTTTGCGTCCAAAAACGAAGGCACATAGGGCATATACCCATGAGTGTTGGAAACTTTCGTTGTTGTCTTGGTAAAACCTGCAGATCCCGTTGATTGAAACGGCGTGAACACATCGGATGTTGCGTTTGAATATATATGCCCTTGATATGATGAAGTTATGTGCGAACTGTTCTTTTCACCATAGGCATTTGACCCAAAGAAAGCCACCCCATGATCGTTTGATACTGTTGACGTACCAGAACCGCCCTTACAATTCACAAACACCCCAACGTTAGAGGTTGCGCCGATGAGGGTAGTCATTGCGTTCGACGGCATGACGTTGTCGAGATAAGCCTGAGTTGATGAGATGTTGGTAGATTCTTTATAGTCTAAATTTGTAGAACCAGATATCACCAGAGTGCTGCCGTCTATATGAACCTTGTTCGTTCCAGATGTTGAAAACCCTAAACCAAGCACAGAGCTTGTTAGGAGTGTTCTGATTGTTGCCATGACCTCTGCCGCAGATGGCGCTTTAAGTCCGGCGCCGGCATCTTCTTGCACCCTAATGGCTGCAAAATTGTTTGCCACTGTTGGGTATGGGAAATTTTGGTTGCCAGAGATGTTCCGGAAAGCAACTGCTGTTCCGAGGTTGGCTGTACCTTGCGCGCTCGTGACGCCGAATCGGTTTGCTCGCGAAGTTGCTGGGACTGTTACCAGACCTTGCAGGGCTCTTTCGATATAATTTTCAATACTGTTATCTGCATCATCAACCCAAGAATAAAAACCAGAAGCACTATGATAAAGCATTATTTCAATATTGTCATCTGGACCTTGGATAAAGATTCTAGGATTTCTTGTGTAGTGTCCAGCAGTCGACCCGGTCAAAGTGTAACCGGCATTTGAATTACTTGATCCAGATGGATGCCGCATTGTTAACTTGATGTGCGCTGGAATTCCAACGGGGTTACCTTGATACTTGGTTATGGCAACACCGGTGCCATCGCTACCTGCTTCCGCTACGGGTGGACCGAAGGCTGAGTGCCTGTCATACATCATGGTATCAACGTTTTCCAAGTAAATTCTCATCTTGTAATCGTTTCCAGAAGTAAACGTTTGTTTTCCTGGTTTTGAGACCTTTGTTGTCAAATCCCCATCCTTAAGGAAAAAGTTTACAGTCTCTGCGGCAAAGTTTTGCATTGCCAAAGTATAGGGAGCCAGCTGGGATGTCAAGCTTCCTTCATTGTTTACAAAGAGCGAACCTATGTCTTTCTTTGCAAGAGTATTAAAAGATCCGAATAGTGCTGGTCTCTCAATAATTTTATTAAACTGTTGATTTCCATAAATAAGACTAGCACTTGGGTGAGGTTCGTTGTCATAAATTCTAACGTTAAACAAGGAGCTTGGACTCAACATTTCCTCAAACTCTATTCTCTTGGACACATGCCCTCGAAGTCGGGGGATACCGTAAACGGTGCTGGATCCACCAAGCCCGCCACGATTGGTCAAGTTAATTACAGATGCAGTAAAAGGCAAAGGCGCTTTAAGGGAACCTGTGTTATCTCTAAGAATTAGTTTCTTGTCCATACCATCTTGCGCGAGAGGATGTGTTCCGCCAACTTGATGGGTGCTTGTGCCGGCACTGCTGTCGCCAGTTTGACCAATCTCTGCTTCGGCATTCAACATTAACCATGGCACACTTGAGCCGAAGTCTGTATTGAAGACTATTTGCGAGTTCCCTTTGTAGTTCGCCATTATATCATTGTTTGACGCGTGATACTGTCCGACATCGGAGAAAGCAGCGTGGATATTTTGGATTGATCCATAGTCAGTACCATCGTTTCTAGGGAGTCCCCTGTAAACCCCACCAAACGCACCGGAAAAAATAGGATAATCTGTGGCAAGACCTGCCTTAATTGAGTTAAATAATATACCAGGTCCAAATAAAGGTTTCGTAACCTGGTATCTGGATGCGTTGGCTCGAAGTTTTATAAACCTTTTCTGCTCTGTGGAGCTTAATCCGCCTTCATCTAGCTGAGATATATCTATCACATTATCATTTGTAACAACAACATCATCGGGTAGATAATTCTCATAAAACAATTCTGCTATTTGCACGGTTCTTTCTGCAGGATAAAAGCCTTTATAAGGCAAGAACTTAGTAACTGCTTGACATCTAAAGTTTATCCTAGCATGTTCAAGGTTGTTTTCTTTGTCTTGGCGATCTCCGCTGACCTCTTCATCGTATATCTGGAAATACTTAAGAAAATCTGAATTAGAGTATGTCTTAAAAAAGTTACCGCCGTCGGTAACATTATTGGAAGAACTCAAGTATACGGCTCCAGTCAATATCAAGAAATCATCTCCAATGTTTGGGTACTCTCTTTTAGACTGTACAATATCGTCAACAAATTCACTGATTCTAAACTCTGGCACGAGGGAGTGATCTTGTCCTAATATCCTGGTTTCTGCTGCATAGTCAGAATAAGAATCATAGAAAGGTCCCAGCGTTCCACTTGCTGCTTCCCACTTTGCTTCGCCGGCGAGATAAATAAAATTTCCGTAGGACTGCGGGACTCTTCTGTTATAAATAACAGAATGTGGAGGTGTACCATATAAGTTATTCATTCCTAGAGGAAATGTACTGTAATCGTTTTGGAGAATGCCCTCCCCTCTTGTTCCCTGCTTTCCTGTACTAGAAGTTAAATAAATTGTGTCGCGCGTCATAAAAGATACTCTTATGTCTACTGGTGTTGACCCAAAATCTCTTCTAGAGTCTAGCGGCCATGTCGAAGACGTTATGTGCAGGATGCCGCGGTGGGGGTTAAAGCTCCCAGTATGCTGCATAAGAACCAGGAGAGCATCTTTGCCAGCGAATGAGTTTTGCGGACTTTTTAGCTTTTTATCTTCAAATTCTGGGAATAACCTTAAAGTAGTACCGGCGTTGGATCCGCCGATGATTGACCCTGCTGCAGTTCTCGTTGTTGCCCTTTCAGGTCGAGTGATAGAAATAAGTTTAGCGCCGAAAATATCGTGAGTTACATTTCCTGATAGAATTAAGTGTCGGGTGTCTCTATCTGAGTTCCATGGAAAATACTTAAACTTTGTTCTTTCTCTTGCAAATTGACTATAAGTGTTTACCTCTCGGGGGTAAATTGTTTCCTTATAGTTTATTTCTAGCATTTTTTGCTGAACTTGATAAGAATCAAGTAAGTTATAAGCGTAATCAAAAGTTCCATGCGTACGCTTTTCTTTGAACTGTATGTCCTTAATAAAATCTGAATTTGCAAAACTTGTAATATCGTTCGGCGCGGTGTTGGTGCTGATAGTGCCGGCTGATTTCAATATCTCTGGAATTGGCATTGACAGATCTTTGAAGTATTGTAATTTTCCAAACCAACTTAACTCGCGCTGGCGTTGAGATAAGCGCGGGTAGAACTCTTTGTCTCTGGAGGAGTTTACAAATTCTCTTGGATCTCTAGGGTCGCGACCAAGCGTAAACTTTTCATCCTTATTTAGGGTGCGGTTTGGTATTCGTTTTGACCCCAAGATTATACGAATTGGATTGAACTTTCCAGTTGCAACAGGGTCAACATAATTTTTGACCACTCTGCTTGCATTATAAGCTGGCTTTGAGTCCAAAAACCTAGCCCTCTCGTACGGATCAATAATATTGGCATGCGAGCTGGCTGCAATATTCATCGATGGTGCAACTTCTGACCTTACCAGGTAAGACGGAGAGGTTATTGCCCTTTTCGGGAAAGCCAAGAACGTTCTAGATATCGTATTGGTTTTCCGGTGAGCGCGGGCTATTGGATGGTTGCCTGTTCTAATTTGTTTCCAGGATGGCCATCCATACGGACCTTGTCGATGAACTATGATGCTGTTTAATAAAGACTTCTCTCCAGCATACTTATCTTCACCTCCAGAGTGAAATGGAGGGTTTATTAATTCCTCACCAGCTAGACCGTTCATGAAAAATTGATTTAAATAATTAGCACTTAGGCGAGACATGTCTCCTGTGACATTTGTTATCTCAAGGGATCCATACCCCACTGTATTAGTGGAAGAGGAGATTGGTTCATAAATAGCAGCGTTTAATCCAACAAAATCAATAGCTCTTGTTTGCGAGGGATTTGCTGACTGTTCACGCGCTAACCCATAAAACATATTATTCTGATATGCGTAATATACCACTTCACTAGCGCTTAAAAATTGTATCGATTTTGCACTGGCGCTAGTATAAGTGTGCTGATGTCCTAAACCTGCGTTCCTGCTTACAAAATCAGACTTTGTATTGACTGCGCTTGCCGTGATCCAAGAATAGTGAAAATCATTTTGTGGTATCGGATGCTGCACGAAAAAGTTATCTGCTTTTTCCACTAACGACGCTTTGCCCCCAGATGATCCCAAAGAATAGTTTCGATTAGTTACGTGAACAGACTGTTGCGCTTTGCCGAACTGCGTTACAATAAAGTTGCCCGGGTTTTTGACGCTTAAAACAATGCTCCAGGTGTCTCTCGAAGCGAGCCCTGATGTCGTACCCTGATTAAAGCGATGATGAAATGAAAGCGTTGTAAAATTGCTGGCTTTGGAGTCGCCGTGGTGGTCAACAGATGCTGAAAGATGGTTCCGGAAACCCTCCGCAGACAGTGCAGTATTCGGGTGGTCGAAAAGTGTCTTTATCACTTCGGCTTGCATTCCGGTGAGCGAGTACCCGTCCGGTGTGGTATCGAAATTGCTTCCGCCACTTGTGAAGTTTGACGCCGCGGCGCCAACGGCCAATTCCTTTGGTGAGCCAGTGCCGAAATCTATAGCTATTGTATCCCCTATTTCAAGCGGTTGAAACATAATTATGCTTGCTGGAGTATAGTAAGTTCCTCCTGATCTTTGTCCGCCGCGGAGAGATTTTTCTTTGTGAAGTCTATTGAGGACTGCTCTTGTTGATAGATTTCTATAGTTTAGACCGTTATAGACCGAATATTCTTCTGACTCTTTATCTCGACCATAGACCCCTTGTGTTTCTGGACCACCAGGAGACGAAAACCTGTTAACAAATACATGCTTTGCTGTGCCCCTGGATGGCACTGTATAATCAATTATACCGGCTCTAAGTTGTGTTCCTGTTGTGACAACGCTTCCACTATCCTTTACATAGGCATTGTTCAGGCTTCTACCAGACGTTTGAACAATGTCGTAGTCTTCCCTGTAGTTGCCCATTGCGATAGGTGAGATGCCAGTATTTTCTTTTATGTTTCGTATATTTACTGGACCTTTGACTCCCATACCGCGTGGAGTATATGACCGCGGACCGGTGGATTGCTTCATTGTAAAAACAGTACTTGACGCCGACAATATGTAGGCTTCTGGTCTGTCTTTGTCCGCTGTTCCAAATTTCACTCTTCTGTGTGGCATGCCACCGACAAATTCTCTAGTAAAAACCCCTTGCATAACACCATAATCATCATCATGATTATTTGTTAGGGTTAATTTGTCCTTAAAATTAGAAAAGTCTGTACCAACAGAGGAGCTGTACAAAGTAAATGGGAAAATCATATCGGCATCTGCGTCTAAATACCCATCTGTACCTGCCGTGTTAGCAATAGCTGTATATATATCTTCATGCTGAGGGTCTATAACATCATTGCAATTCTTGAACTCATAAATGTCTGATTTGTTTACAGTTATTTCTCCACCAGAAGCGATTATTGGTTTGTGCAAAAATTTATTTTTTGACGCGTTTCGATTTGATCCCATATCTAAAGTTCTAAGATGATCACCAACAAAGTTATATGGCCTAGATAATCTTCTAAGTACGTATGTAGATCCGGCGGCAGAACTTACTACTGTGTTTATCCTTTGTCTTATCTGCTCTCTGTCAGGGTTTACATTATCCGACACTGATAAAACCTTGTCTCTTTCTGCTCTTTCCTGCCACCATAGACAATTTTTCGGATGATCTTGGAAAGTTGTTACTACCGTGTTTGTTCCTCCGGCGAATGCTGCCGAGATTGAGGCACTCGAAAAAGTATGTTGATGAGTTGTATCTTGTAACTGCGCTGACAAATGATTAGTCAACGAGTTGCTGCCTCCTCCGGAATCATAATCTACACTAATACTTGCAGCCGAGTGGAGACCTGTGAAAAATACCGTTCGAACGGTGCCGCCGGCGCTTGCAGTCAAGCTTTGGAGGTTGGTCCCATCAGTTCCGTTTACTGCGGCGATTATACGATCTCTCATAGTGGTGACTTCATTTGGAGGCACTGTACCAATTGGAATCTCTCTATCATCCGAAGGCGGATAAGTTGAGTTACCAGTAAATGTTAATGTTCGACTGAGTCCTCCGTCGGAAACAAGTATTGAGCTGCTAATAAACTGTGATCTATTTGAGAAAGCAGATGTATTCAAAGTAAAAAACTTTTTCTGCCTTCTTGTTGCAGCGGTTATTGTAGTATTACCTGCGGTGCCAGCCGTTGCTTGAGTCAACGTTACAGTATTTGTTCCAGCAGAATGATCAAGAACGATTTTACTGTTGGAAGAACCAGCGTTATGTCCCGTGGCACCGTTGATGGCAGTGACCAAATTAGCATAGGTGGTATCAACGTTTCCTCCATTAATTGATACTGCTATGTTCCCACCTGCAACCGTGCCGCCGCCGGCGGCAGAATTAAATTCATAAGTCTTGCTGGTCCCGTCTGTGGAAATTATAGTTAATGTATCCCCGTCTTCAGGATTTCCAGTGTATACTATTGATCCGGATGCAGCAGTCTGAGTTGATGTTGATGATGTAAGGAGCGGGGCATGACCATGCTCCCAATCATATAGAAGCTCGTTTACACCTAATATTTGCCCAACAAGCTTTGGATCCTTGTACTCAAATTGAGGTGCTTGATGCTTGTACTTATTTCTTTCAAATACGTGGCTCTCTACTACATCCTCTAAGTTTAAATTCATATTCGAAGTCGCTGGTTGCAACTGTCGAAGAAGATTTGCGAGAGAAGAGTCTATCCATTTATAGTATTCGATAAAACTTTCAAGATCTATCTTGTTTTCTACTCTAGCGAAGAATCTATCTCTCAGTTTCTCCAGTGTCTTATATTCTTGGCGATATTTGTATACTGGCTCACCTATCAGATTGTTAAAGGCGGTGGCGCCAGCTAACATGTTAAGCATCTCTTTAGATATGACTTGGTACATGCTTTTTTCATATGTATGCAAGTATGACATTGGCTTACTGTCTAGAGTAAAAGAGTCAACCTCTCTATCTTTAATTTCTATTTTGGACTCTGCCTCAAGGTTATCCACATTTAGATATCGAACATTTGGTATATATTCCTGTCTAATGGACCCTTCTTGGTGCTGCAAGTTGTGAGTCACTGCTGGGTATTTGTACCCTGTGATTGGTCCATATTTTGTTATATTTTCTGCAGAACCTGAAGAAAAGTCATAAAAATAACTTGTACTTGCATTTAACTTATTTACGTTGTCAAACTGCCAGTTTAAAACTAGAGCGTCAGACCTGAGCCTTGAGGCGCCGTCGTTGTCTTTCTTTCTGAAAAGAGGATTTGTTCTTCCTAAGTTTTCTATGCTCTGGGCGTGCTGCTCCATTTCTGACTTCTCTAATAAGTCGTCCCACACACTAAAAGAAAGAAACTTGCAATCACTGGTATTTCTAACAGTACCAGTGATGTTTTGTCGCGATGCGCCAAGGAAAGCGCTCTTGTTCCTTGACATTATTTTTTCATAATTAGCCTGACTAATGGAGGACGTAATGTGAAATTCCGACGTCTTGACATCTATGTCGTATCTATAGCCAATAAAATCAACTTTATACTCGCGGGTAGTCTTGCCATCAGAAGATGTCAATTGCGATAAATTGTCTTCTGTGAACCTAACTGCTAAATACCACGGAGTATTTTCATAAACGTGATTAAAGTACTCTGTCTTTATTATGGGAAAAGTTCCCTTTGAAGAACTAAGTTGAAAATAACAACCTGAATTTAAAATATCTGACTTTATTGTCCTTACAACAAATCCAGAATAATTGTCAGATGTAATTACCAGATTGGCGCCGCTGACTTCGTTCATTCCAAAGACCGAACTTGTTATTGCTGTTTTTGAGTGATCTAATATTGTGGGAAATAACACCTTTCCCTCGATCGTGAATGAAGGCTGACTTGATTTGCCTTGTATATAGTTTCTCTCGTCTGATGCGCTGTTAGATGCTGTCTGAAGCAACGTGACTGAGTTGTTGGATCCCGTGAAGGCAAAAGATTTTACTGTCGCGGCTTCATAAATTGGTCTATTTGATATTACCTTTTCAACGTTTTGTCCATAAATATTTGGCGAAATAAGGTTTTCGTCAACGCCAAAGCACCTTATGAGATTTCTAAAAGATTCTTTTGTACCCTTTTGTTTGAAAATATAAGCTATGTTTGCATGCACAGAGTTCAAGATTTTATTCTTTATGTTCTCTGCCTTTGAGTGTATTAAGTTCTGCGAAATGTTTGTATTTGGATCTGCAATGTCAAATTTTAGATTGTAAAAATACTCATTTAAATCTGTCTTATTTACAATGGGGCTTTCAGTTACACCAAAGCCCTTACCAAGAAGATTTTGTACTGAAAAATTCTCTTCTCCAAACATTCTTGCATACGAAACATCGAAATCCTTACTGCAGCCCAAGAGGTTATAAAATGAACTATTACCTGAATAATCTGACGATCCCCTGGCGTACACAAAGTCTTTGTATTGCGTAAACCCTATCTTTGGTATGCCATCTATCATCATCTTGATTGAGTCAAATTGTTGACCTATACTCTGTAATAAAATAGAAAAATCACTTTCTATGTTGCTTGATCCAGCATTAGTTTCAAAAGCCCATTGAGGAACACTTCTGAACAGGGATGAGTGATTATTGTGGTCGTATGCTTTACCAATTTTTAAAAGGTCCTCTTCTGCTGCGACGACGCGGGGTGAGGCGAAATCTATTATTGGGTCACCTAGTTCTCTTTGACTAGTCACCGTTGCGTTTGTTATTGCTGATTCTGACGTCCGGCTGTTGGTGGACGAAAATCCAATTATCTCTCCATTATTTATTCTACCAGAGCTGTCTAGAACTATTTTATCTCTGATTTCATCGTTTCTCAGTCCTTCATTGAATTTGTAATAAACCCCCAAAAGACTATTGATGTTTTCTTGATCAGTTGCCCCGTTGACAGGAAAATCGTAATAGTTGCCAATCTCTTCTGCCGTTCTTTTTGTTTTCCAAAATCTAAACTCATCGATAGATCCACTTAATTTTCCGTAACCTAATCCACCATTTGAGTCTTTTTGGGTCCTCATAGCTCCGATGCTGGCGTTATAGTAACCTTCAACTGCTCCAAAGGTGGCTGTGGAGACTGACACCCTATTATTGAAGTTGCCGTCTATATACAACTCTATTTCTAAGTTTGATCCAGTGTGAAAAGCTGTAACCGCATAGTGGTGGAAGGCGCCATCGGCGATTGTTTCTTTTGTAATGTCGGCGCCGATGTTTGTTCTGTTGGCGCCTGCCGTTCCGGACATGTAAGTTACATAAAATGGTGACCCGGCTGAGCTTCCTGAAAGCTCTATTAGAAACCTACCATATGATGAGGCACCCTCAGAAGCATGAGTGGTGTGCGAGTCAAAAATTATTTCGCTCTCTGTGAGAGAGTGACTAATAAAGCTGTTCTTTTTGAGCCAAAACTCCACAGTATTTCCAGCAGAAGGGTCTAATTTTAAACTGCTCTCTCTTCCCGAATCAGAATCGATAACTGTACCCACATAGGGTCCACCTGAAAACTTTATGTATTCTGGATTACTTGATAGTCCGTACTTTCCAGAAGTGGCAGCTGCGGTGCCCCAACCGCCTTTTGAAAAATTTACATGCCCTACCTCTAAAGGAAACTCATGTTGCAGTATAGCCAAATCTATAGCAGATGCGCTAAGTGCCCAGTGGATCTTTTCTAGAGCAGACCCATCGTATGGATAAAAATTTGTTATGTAATTAAAGGCGTTTTTAAAATATTTCTCTGCGCTTCCATAGAAACACCAAGTAGAGGGATCCCTAACATCAATCGCGGGTATCACCCTGTCTGCTAATTTTTGATAAGCTATGGCATAATCCGGGGACTCTACCACATCATTGTATCTTTCAGCTGACGGTGATGCTACTCCCACTTTTCGGGGGTCATAAAATGCTTTACTTTTTTCCTCTTCGGACATTTGAGGAAGAAATATTTTGTCTTTTTTCATGGATCAACTCTAAATCTAAATTTTTCAGGCTGCTCTATATAATTAGAACCATCTTTAAAAACAAGTGATATTTCATATGCGTTATTTGGTTCTAATAAAGCCATATCTAAGTCAAAAAAGGACCCGCTTGAATCATAAGAAAGTAAAGAGAAGTTTGGAGTACTTCCTGTAGAATAAGGGATTACCTCATAGTTGTTTGATACTTTTATAATTCTATAATACATATCTCTTATAAGATTAACTGGTGCCGTTCTTGAAGCGACTGTGTATATATTTGGCTGCCAATTTTTATCCCTAGTGTACACCCTTAAGGTTGTTTTTTCTGTCTTAAGGTACGAGTCTTTTAAGTTTGTAATAGAAACTTTATAATTTGGAACCTTAAAATAATTGTTCGCGCTTTCGGTACTCACCGTAAAACCTGGACCTGAGTACAGGGTTGTCAATCCGTCGGCGCCGCTTGAGCGAGACCAAGTGTCATACAAAAAGGTTTCTGACCCATTGTACGCAAACGGCGCCTTGTAGACTCCGGTACTTTGTTTGCTGGCGGTAATAAAGGTTGCTGCTGTAGTAACAACTCCTCCGGCGACAGGAAGAGTTTCCGCTGTACCGCCGGTCGATGCTGTAAACAATTGCACAACTAGACCAGATCCTGTGTTTGGGATGTCGACAAGAGTGCCGCGGCGGTAATTATATAGATAGATGTTGTTTATGTTATCGGCAGCAGGGGCTAGGCTACTGGATTTTATTACATAACTTCTATCATCTTTGATTGAGGTATCCCATTGTGCTTCGATTTTGGGCTTTAGAAAAAACTCATGAGAACTTCTAGAATAAAACTTCTTTGTGTAGTATGACCTTTCTTTCGATCCGTTCTCATAATCCTCTCGAAGTTTAAGGACCAGTCCATAATTTTTCAAACCTGTGCCTGAAATGAACTGACCTATTGAAGCCGTTGTTGCTGGCATACTTGAACTAATAATGGTATTACCTTGTATTCCCCCTAGAGATTGTGTCAATGTTAGTAGGGCGCTGGCATTTTTAGTTGTTATTTTGCTGCCGAAGTCGGAAGATAGGCGATTATGCAAGGCGCCTGCAGTACCTGCTGCGGTACCGCTTAGTTCTAAGAAGACTGAATTTCCCACGGAATAAGTTGAAGATGTTATAAACGTATAGGTCATTTTTTTGCCTTCATGCGAGTGGAGACTAAGAACTTGATTTTCTGATGGGTTGAATAAAAAGTTTATACTTGCTGTTGCTGCAGTGGCGGCAGAATTTTCGCTTATAAGCCATTCTTCCACCCATGGGGTTATATCAATGTCAACATCTTCTGTGCCGGATTCAAAAGACTGAGTATACTCATAGGGGACTGTTCCAGCACTAATATAACTTGAACTTGCAAAATTGGATCCTGTTGTATTCCATAACACTCCAGTACTAGCAGAAACCCAATTACTAGCTTCAAGATCCATATAGTTTTCCATATCAAGACCGTCTCCCTCTGACCAGTTCATGACTAGTGGGTTTATGGATACTACAAAATTTTCTGGTGTGGTTTGTCCATGGGGAGTGTTTGAAAGTTTGAGTTTAAACTTTACAGAACCAGAAGATGGTATAATCCCGCTGACTCTGTCAGAGTTTATATCTGATATTGGAAACTGCATAAGCACGCGGGTTTGCTCCAAGGAGCTTGAACTTGCTTGTCCAAAAACAGAAAACAATTCTAATACGTCTGAGGCTCCCATGTTAGCCTTTGTTGATCTTGCAGTTAAGTTTTCTCTTAGTGCGTTTGCAATTGTGTTGTCTTTATTCGATGTATATCTTTTAATGCTCATTATGTTATAACAGTCCCCTTTATATCATCTATGTATTTTATTTCCCAAATTGCGTTCTGGGGGATGTAGACGAAGGTGTTGTCCGGTGAGGTGTTTGATTTGACATCATATTTAAGGTCTGTATACTTTCCTCCGGACAATGATTGGATTTTTATCCCGTCTTTAAGTGGTATATTTGCCACTTCAGGAATAGATTGAATTATTCTCATAATTTCTGTCATGTATAAAGGCTCCCCAATCTCTGGTGGAATAGTTGTAAGTTCCTCGAAAAGGGTTTGCTTTATTTTTGACATAACTGTCTGTGCGTTTGAATTTTGTTTCAATGCAACTTTAAAATCTATGTTAAAATTGATTATATTTGCATCAAATATATCTATACTATCTGATATCATCCTAACTGAATCTATCCACGTTTTTACATTTTGTTTTAGAATATTTGTTGGTTTCTGGAGTTTTCCGTCAGCTCCCTCTGCAATTAAAAACAAATTTAAGTTTCTTCGAAAGTCGTTGGTATCTCTCATAATACCGGCGCGCTTTATACCTCCATATATTGGAGGCATGTCGTAGACAGCAGAAATATAATCCTCTTTTGTCACTGCTCTACCTTGGGCTCCAAAGGATCCCATATATCTTCTCTTCAACTCCTCTGTTGTGGGTATAGATATACTACCATTTATTGGCTCGTCATTAAGCACCTGTACATTGTTTCTGATAAAATTAACTTTTTGTGATTCTAGGTTTTGCTCATTGTCAAAGGAGATTAATGGTTCCAGTACTTGGTTGATTGTTCCAACAGCCGCATTTGTGTTGATGGCAGTGTTTCGGCGATAGACTATTGTCAGTGTCGTGTTTTGAGGAGCCACGCCAAGCTTGTTGTTGGAGTACATCCTAGACGGATCAGACTTTGCTACGGAAGAGTCATAACGCTTGCCAGTGAATTTCATGACTCTTTTGGTGGGTTCTGCAAAAGAATTCGTTGTGTTCTCCTCGTCTGATCCGTGTCCAAATTGTATATAAGTTCTGTTTATTGATTTTTCGACTATAAACCTTCTTGGAACTGGAGTTTGTTTCATTATTGCGGGAACCATTGGGTCCCTCTTTTGTGGATCTAAAATGGGTTTATAGATTTTGTCAGTTGGTAATGAATCTACCTGAAAATACTCGTTACCGTTCGAATCAGTAACACTTAAAATTTCTGTTAAATTTTCATCAGGTATTTCTATTTTCAAAAACCTAACAAAATTGCCAACATCAACGGTGAAAGTTCTTTCTTCTCCTGAAACAACTGGTACTATTGCCTCCATGGCGTAATATGCGACCTTGGATCCATCGTCTGTCATATTGTACCCTATTATTCGGGATGTATCTGCAGTAAACACAACTGGTTTCATAGATGTGAAAACGGCGCCTCCGGAGGATTTAAATTTGGTTCCAGCATTTAAAACTGATTTATATGCATTGTCTATTGTTACCCCGAGAGAGTTGGCGGGGCTCAATATCTGCACTTTAACATTCCCAACAGAGTCGAAGTTTAAAGAGGGCTTGGCGCCCATGGCTTGAATCAGCTGGAGTGCAATTTCTGGGTCTTTGGTGTAAGGTAAGATTGATTCATTTGCGTTATGGTCTATATAGTAGTGCAGCTGATCACCCACATAAGACACCAAGTCAAACATTAACGACCCAAAAGAAGAATCCTTGAAATCTTTATATGAATTTGGATAATGTCTTTTAGCATATTGAACTAGTTGTTCTTTTATCTCATTGAATGAAGCTTTTGTGTAGTCAACTTCTCTGATTCTTTTGTTTCTATTGGTTTGCATATAAAATTTCTCTCTATTAATTTAAATATTTTTAATTTAAGAAAGTCCCCCAAGTTTGGAAGATGTGCCGACAAAATCAGACAACCCTCTCACAAAAAATTTAGACAGGATAGTATCAAACGCAAACTCCAACTGATCATTTAGTCCTAGATCTGTGATGACGTACTTTATCTTCAATATGGAAACGTGGCTATCTTTTTGGTCATCTGTACTTTCGAATGTGGCATCCACCAAGGAAATGTTTGGCAAATATTTTCTTAGTTGATTCTGTATGTTTGTTTTTATTTCTGATAGTTTAGCAGATCCAGGAGTCTCAAAAAGGTATGTAGCTAATCCAACTCCGAGATCTGGATTCATAGGCCATTCCCCGGGGATTGTCTGGAGAAGAAAAATGAAATCCTGCCTTAACGATGCTGATGCATCGAGAATAGGGTCGTATGGTCCAAACGTGTCGTCCAGCCTCAAAGGCCACTTCGGTTGTAATGGTGATTTATATCTTAATATGGACATTTTTTGAACCTCAGAATAAATAGTGAGTTCAACAATAATTTATTAATCATCTTGCTCACCAGGATCTGGAAACGTCCCAAATGGCGAAGCTGAATTTTCGTCATCACAATTTGAGATATTTGCATTGGATGGAGCATCTTGTTGTTCATCAAGAGTGCAGGATCTGAATCTTTTATCTCCAGCAAGCTCTGGAGTTGATAGTGCCAAAACAGTAAATGGAGTCAAGCTATGTCCATATCTTTGTAGGTTCCATGGTGAGTTTTCTGACGGCCATGATTCTTCGACGTCGCGACAAGGGATTGATAAACTGAAGTTTCCATCTACAATCGATACAGGTCCCTTTATAATATATCCCGTAAGACGTTCAATGGCGCGACCGAGAGGCTTATAATCAAAACTGGAGAATAATTTTGCTACCCCATATGGCACATCTACTATTGGTCCTACCAATATTGAAGAGTATTTGCCGTCTTTCGTTCCGGATCTGGGCGCTGTTCCGTGGAGACCGGCTGTCATGTTTCGCCGGCGAACGGTTGGTCCATATTGCAAACCTTCCATCGTTAACTTATTTATATCGCAATTGTTGTAGTGACCTTTCATTTCTTTGTAAGCAGGATCAACAACGTTTGCAATTCCCCTAAAAAACAGAGACGGGAACTGCAGGAATAACTGCTTAAGCAGTTCTTTAAACTGTTTTGTAAAATCTGCAGGAAAAGGAAAATCAAAACAATCTATCGCGTTTAGGTCCGATGAGTTGCTATTCATTATCTGTTTTAAGAACTCGGCTTTGCTTAGATTGTTAACTGCCTCTATCCCTTGTTTTTGGTTTATTCCAGCGATGCTCAATAAAGCCGCGAGACTTGCTTTTGGAGTATCAATAAAATTCGACAAATCACCGTAACTGGAAAACGCGGAAGTTATAAACGCTGTGGAGACGGCTTGGTATCTCTTTACCGGATATATGTATTGAAACAATTGTTTCGCTTCCGGTGATTCGATTAGTTGCTCTGTCATCCAGGGCTGAAGGCGTTTATAACTTTCCCTGAAGGCGTTTAAATCTATGCAGTCATTCACTCCCTCGCCAAAATCACTGATTACTTTTTTATATTCTGCAATTGGTACTGAAAAATACTTGTTTTGTTCCCCTTCCATCAGAAAACTTCTATATTCTTCTGACACTTCTTGGATTGGACTTTCTTTATCTAGTAAAAATCTATTGTATCTACCTTCTTCACTGTCGTCATCTGCTGACAAATGTAAAACACTATTAGAGACTAGTCTTGCTATTTGCGTGAGCTTAGAAGATCCCATAATATCTTTTACAACTTGACTATTTATAATCCCAATTGATACAAAATTATCTCCAAATAGTCGGTTATTGATACCTGTGTAACCTTCAAATGCTGTTGTCCAGTCTTCTTTTAATTTTCTTACAGTCGCAGCATGATTTCGAAGAACGTTGTCTTTGGTCCGGACCAGATTTGATATGTCATTACAATATATCCTAGGCATTAGATAGTTGTAATAATCTTTTATCGTTTCGAAGCTTCGTACTCGGAGAGTCTCATTTCGTCGGATTCTGTCGTTTAGAAACTTCAACTTTGCAGCGTCATTGATTCCAACATTAAAAATATTTTCGAACATGCGCTCGTCAAAGAAGATCAAATAATCTTCTACTTTCCCGTTCCAAATTCTGTAGTTTCTTGGAGATACAAAAGAGAAAGGTCCAGTACTTTTAGCTATCTTAGATATGGTGGTAGAATTTCCGAGAGGTCCTATTCCCAGGTCTGATTCTTCTAATTCCCTTCTGGAATCTATCATCAACCCTTCTATGTGATATGAACTAAGAGCATCTCTGAATAATGCACTGTATATTTCCGGGATGTCTTCTCTTCCCCAAAAGTCGGGATTTAATAACTTATCCAATATAAGATTGTTGTATTGTCCTTGCCGTGGGGCATTTGCATTTCCTAACTCATAATTTGGATCATAAAATTCATGATAAAATTCATTTGCTTGTTCAATGATAAAGTCTAGTGAAGTAGGGACCCTATCCAGCGTGTTTCGATCTAGTAAATTCTCGTTATTCAGGTACTCACTTTTTAACCTGTTCCAATATTCAAGCGGTGAACGTCCGTCTTCCCTGACTCCGGTGACCATATTCCGGCGGTTTTCTCCTAAAGTAACAATGGAGTCCAAATTCGATGCCGCGCGTACGCCGTGACGTCGAGAGAAATATCCACCGGACGGAGCGACCCATTTAGCGGGGCGCCCGCCTGAATTGTTGTACCTAAACAGAAAATCTGTAGAGGGGAATTCTTGGACGGCGCGCGCAAAGGATATTTCTGGCTTTCTGCAAACTAAGGCGGCGATGAACCAAAGGCATGCTGCTGCCCAGTCTGCCTGGTAACTGTCGCCTGACCGATTATAATCATTTCTTGTAAAAGATCTGTCACGGTTTGGTATAAACAGTGTCCCACCCTCACGGTAAGGCTCGTCCGCGGTGATTCGTCGATTGAAGCTTCCGCCGGAGAAACCTGCTACTTGACTCGAAAAATTATAAGACGACACCATCCAAAGCAGTCCCAGTAGCTGCTGAGGAGAATAAGGATCTGCAGGCCCTGCATACTCTTTAAGATACCTAATAAATCGCTTAACTACAGAAAGGCGATAGGGCGCCTCGATGCGGTGTGAATTATCTCTTGTTGCCTCGGATTTTAAAGTAAAAGATGACTGGTATATTGCTAAATCACAAAGTCTCGTGACAAAATGGTCTACGAAATCTATAGCTTCCAAAAGCAATTCGACGTTGATGTTGAGTCCTTGATAATTATTTTTAAATACCTGTACACCTTCAAAATTAAAGCTTGGCCAATAATTTTCATTCTCGTATGTATCTGGGTTAATATTTTCATAAAATAGCGCATTATTCTCTGGGTCTTTTTTCAATATACTTAATATAGTGTTTGTGTTTTGAGTGTTGTAAAAGCCATCCATATCAAATAAAATATCTGGGGCTCCTTGAATTAATGGTCCGCCGCGGTTTGTTATACCAAGAGGCTCTCCATCTGGAAAGTGCGAGTCGATTAACACTCTTTGTACACATGATTTTATAAAGTTTGAAAGATCTACAAGACTAAAGGTATTATCTGCATAAAACAGTGAAGCTCCGGCGTTCTTAAAATTGAAAGTCTCTAGGGTATTATAATTAACCAAAGACTCTCCTAGCCCGTCTGATATTAGCCCTTCTTGTTGCGATGGAGTAAAATGATCTGTTCCGAAGTAGTTCCAATTTCTTAAGTCAGTCACTTGTAATGGTTGATAGGTTTCTGCTCCATTTGAAAGATACGGATTTCCTTCTGTCGCAATTGAGCTAATATCGTTTTCTACCCCAGGACGAAGAGTCACAAAGCCTGGTTGCCTGTGTATCTCATCAAAATTATTTCCGCTCTTAAACCCGTCGACACCTTGGGTGCCACTATCGTACGAGCCTCTATTTTTCCGAGGGAGAGTCGCAGATGCCCATCTGGTGAATGCGTATCCATATCGAGTTGCGACGGTGTCATAAGTTGGGTCATTGCGATTGGCACTGCCGCCGATTCGGTGAACATTTTCATGAAAATAATAACTTGTTGACAGCGGGTATTTTTGAGTACTACCGCCTGCCATTGGGCGAGGAGAGGTGCGAGAGAGGTGTCCCCAAAGTGTGTTTCTTTGTCTGCCTTTCAAGTACCAATTAAAAATATTAGACAAGTTGTGAATCACTCTTAGCGTTCCAACCTTAGACCTGGATTGTCCTCTAAAGATCCCTTCTTCGCGGGTCGCATAAAACAGGTTTACAGACTGCATATGATGTCTATAGTCTCTTCTTGTGTCTTCAAAGTATTTCTCTTTTGACGAAAATGATGACTGCGGAGTAAAAACTGGTCCTAGCTGAAAGTCTGCTTCGCGAGTTAAAAGCTGCCCTCTATCAAGAAATAAATCATCTAGTTCTTGTACTGAGTTATAAGATGCTTTTTTTGTCTCGTTTTCAAAAACTCTAGAATAAATCCTTTCTATCGATGAGTAGTAAGAGCTTCCACCTAATTCATAATTTGATTCGTTTCGTACTCCAGAACCGTGAGATCGCGTGAAATCTGTTGAGAATTCTGGGACGTCCCCGTAAAGTTCTTTAAGCCTTTCCATATTTTCTGTCTCGCCAACAACCAGTCTTCTAGATCTTGCCCTTTGTATAAAATACACGTACTCATTGACGATCTCTCTCAATGCTTCGTGAAGTTTTTCCATATTTTCAGTGAAGCCATCACCGGGCAACTTGTTTATGTTCCTTATGTACTCCGGTGGTACCACCTTGCAATAGACTCTTTCTGGAAGGTTGTCTCCTGTGAATATCTTAGTTATGAGGACGCGTATCGGGATCTTGTACATGTTTGGGGGTAACAAGTCTTCTCCAGAAGGAGGGATCCCGCTTTCTATATCAGACACTGAATGGTTAATCACCAATCTCTTAGACTGCTGCCTTGCCTCCTCTATTTCTTCTCCATCGAGTCTATCTAAATTTAGAAAACTAGCGTTGAGAGACGACTGTTTTTCATCAATTAACCAAAACTTTGTCATCTCCCTATTTGTATGAGGGTCAATCCCCATGGGGCGGGCAAGATAAACATCAGCCGGACCTTCTTGATCTGACTCTCTAAGGTAAAAAACTCTTCCATATTGAGTTAGTTTAGGATCAGCTGTTCCCTTATTTTGGTCCAAGAAAGCGTTTCGGAACGCTCCAGGCTGATACAAACTATCAATGACTGTCTCCAGGTTATCAAAAGAGTTTTTTAATCTAGGAGACAAATTTGGATCAAAGTTTAAAACTGCAGGGTCGAAAGTTTCGCCTATCGTAAACGATCCGTGCAAGCCAGCTATTATTGAAGCCGAGTCACTAAACTCAAATACTGTCTCTACCCAGGTCTCTTCTTGTCCGTTTTCAAACCTATCTTTTATCCTTTCGAACTCAGTTTCGTTTTCAACAATGCCGATTGGATTTTCAAATATAACAGTTGGGACTGAATCCGACCTGTATTTATGAGTCAAAATATCATTACTTTGTCTCTCAGGGGTTTCTTCGATATCCTCGATGGACATCCCTCTGCCATAGTCATAGCGGCTTTGCATGTTTGTTGCGGCGATAGCTCTAGGTTGCAATGGCTTCTCTTGGGGGTCATCGTCAAGATAAGTAGTTGTAGTTGGCAAACTAAAATTGGGTTGTTCACCTGATGTGTTTGAGACTCCTATCCTTGAAAAATCTAAAACTTTGTCCATAAATCGACCATCATTTGGAGCTTGATATACATTATATCCCTGGCTTTCTAGCCATAAAAAGTCCTCTCCATTAGATGGAAGCACATAATACTTGTTTTCGTCTTCTCTTGTTTTCGCGATGTAGTTGGTAAAATTGTTGTAATATGAATTAACAAGCGACCCGTTTGGTTCAAAAAACTCATCAGCATAGCCCAAGTCATTTGCAAAATCTTGAAAATTAATTACTGAGTCTGCGTACACCTTTCCATTTAGCAAGGTGGAATTGTTGTGAGAAACTATATCTTGTGTAAATTTTATTATTCTTCTCTTTTTCGTTATAAAGCGTGTTGGTGTTCGGCGTATTGTTTCAGGAAAACCTTCTGCTTCCTCAAGCTGAGTGTTTTTTAATTCACCTCCTGGAGCGTCGGGATCTTCGTCATAGTGCATTAATCCTCGATAGTGTAATGCGATCTTTTTAAGATCATCTGAGTTTAGAGAACCGTTGAGACCATCTATAAAGTCGTCGATATGGTATATCTCATGCTCAGTGTTTAAATCTGAAGACGATTCAGCACTGGCTCCAAGAGCGAATGGGTTATCTTCATCTCGGGGTGGGATTTCAGGTCGCACTGTAAAGGTGTAATCAAGAGGATTCACTGGGTCTAGGTTTGTTCTGTTAAACGCATCTCCGATGTTTAGCAAATCTTCAAATCGAGTTGAATTATTCGCGGTGCGAGCAAGTACGGATCGGTTTATTGCAAGGTCAGCCGAAGCATTAACTATTCCCGACACCAGGGCGCCGCCCGGAAGAATTAGGTTCTCTATTCTAGCTAGTGGTCCTTCAGCTTCAATGCAGTGTTCGATGTGGAAGAATGGGTGATTTCCATTCAGGAGATTCTGTGCGTAAGTTGCTGGGTCTCTGACCGTACTATAATCATCTTCCTCTGTTATAATTTGTGAAGTTTCCAACAAGGGGTGGCGCCAGTATATTTTATCCGTCGCGATTCTTGCGTCTTCGGCAACGTTCGCCTCTTCTATTCGAGTAGTGCCATCAGGATCAAGGATAACCCGGGTACCAACAGTTCTTATATTATAGGGATTGCTATCGCCGGCGACGGATGCAATAAACCTAGAAACCTCGACTTGAGGGATGAAATATTTTATAAACCAATTATAATAGTCTGCGCGAGTCTCGTTTTGATATATCTTTTTTGATATTCCCTGAACCTTTAACATCTGCTTTTGCACGATGTCTTTTAGTGCAAACAGAGGTTGATTTATCCCTGTTATTCTTGAGGCTGTAGATTTCCAATCTTTGCTTAGAGAAGGGTGTCTATTTATTTCTTTTTCTACGAACCGAAAAAAGAAGTCCTTAGTAAAAGGTTCGTCAGCGATGCTCTCCATGTCCCACACTGAGTATGCCACTGCTCCCTTGAGCACTAACTCAACTATACATATCCTTATGAATCCTATCAAGCAAACGTTTTGCACCGCTTTTTGTATAGGTCCTATATCATCGAAGTCTATGTTATATGGATCATTTTCTGGTTTTGCTAATTCTCTATTTATTTGATTATCTAGCTCGTCTGTTACTATTTTTTCAAAAGCCAAAATTCCAAATTGAGAGATGTTGTATCTATTTCTATAACACTGGGATCCATCGGCTAGTATGTCCACATGAGCGTCGCCTGAGACTCGCGCGTTTAAACCAGGGTAGTATCCCTCTTCATCAAAGAGTCTAGAATTACTCAAAGAAAAGAATATTTGTTCAAAAATTCCTTCGGAAAATCTCTTGCTTTCCGTCTCATAAACATGGTTTGATAGAAAATTATCCAAATATCCATTTAATATCTCTCTTTTTTCTAAGTGCCGCTGCTCACCTCGATTGACACCCTGGTAAGGTCCATATATTTTTTCTACCTTTCTTTTTACATTTTTCCACAGTGTGCGAGCATACAATTCTTTCCTAGTATAAATGCCAGGTGGTATATCTGATAAGCCAGATTCGTAAATTTCTTGATTTTGTCTCTGTTCTTCTGTTAAGGTTTCGACATCTAAACCCGGTCCAGGGATCTTGTCACAATACTCAAACGTCTGTTCTCTTTCAAATAACCCACCGGGAGTAATAACTATAGTATATGGATCAAATTTATTTGTAGCAGAAGTACTCTTAAACTCGTTGAGGCTTACAGAAGTGGAAATTCCTCTTTGTGGCATCCTCAAGGTCAGCACTTCTCTACTTGTATCAGCATTGTTAGAGACTCTATTTACCGTAACAACTTCTTGACCCAAAGAAGATGGGGAGTTTGCTGTTGACCTCTCTCTCTGATTTTCGAATGAGGCATTCAAGACATCCTTTATTTGTTTTAAATAAGTTCTTCCGCTTATTGGTCTTGAGATGCTTTCTACCTTAGATTGTAGGCTAGCTTGCAAAAAAGCAATTCTAGATTGTATTCTGTCATTTATAAATGCAAGTCTGGCTCCGGCGGCATCGATACCGTTGCCTTCAGAGTACTCTGATAGCTTATATGCCGGCACAAAAGAAAAATCTTTTAAATGCGAGTTTTCGGATCCGAGACTTCTTTTCATGGTATTAAGAGATATTACGCCTGTTTCGCGCAGATCTTCTGGGAAATTTTCAACTCCTGAGTCTTCAGACTCATAGTAAAACAGATTCTCGCTAAAACCTACTGGCTTTAAAAAAATCATAGATGGATCAATGCTAGACAGTTGTCGAGAGTTCTCTATTGCGACAAAGTTAGACGCTATTCCAGATCCGGGGGGCTTGGTTACGCTTCCAAAGAAGGGTGGGACGTAATAGGCCGGATATGTTGCTCCTTGTATTTTTCTCACTTCATACACTTGATATAACGCATTAAGTTGCGCCGTCAGCTTTTCTAAAACAGTGCCATCGGCAAACTCGCCTATCATTGCATATATTTTTAAATTTTGCAGTATTGTCTGAGCTTCAATAACTGAACGTTCATCATATTCTGGATCTCCGGGGACTGGCATACGAGTGTCCTGAATGTATAAAGAAGGTCCAAAATTCATCAACGAACTCACGTAGCTGACATGAGCAGGGGTAAATATCGATTTTGCTGTTTCCACAACCTGTGATGACAGCGCTGGAGGAAGATTGTTCATTAGCGCATCAGGGTTTCCAAAGTCTAAAATTTTAGGAAGAACCCCGTTTAGCCCCTCTCTCCCCAGGACCTCAAGAGCCTTAGCGTGGTCAATTAGATTCTTGTTGGCTAAGTCTACGGCTCTCTCTATCTCTTCGTCGGAAGCTTCGTTTGCCAGCATTTGTCTTCTGATTTGTGAAAGCAAGTCCGATGTTTCTTCGCAAGAAGAAGATCTAATAGTCGTAGTAGACCTATTTAGGTTTTCACAAAACTCTTCAGGAAGGAACAAGGAAATTGTTTGAAAAAATTGCCTTAAAGCATCCTCAGTGTCAACTTCTTGGATCCCCAACCTTGCAGCCAAAGATAATATCATGTTCATTGTCGGCGCGTCAATTGGTCCGCCTTGTAGAATGCGACAGAATTCTTCACCAGTCAAGAAGAGTCCCATCTCGTCTATAAGTTGCTTTGATTTTTCAACATTATCTGAACTTAGAGATAAATCCATCATCCCTTCAACTAATGCCTTCTTTATATCTCCAGTCGCCTCAGATGCCGATCCATAGAGTTGGTCTCTAAGTTGTTCTTCACAAAAAGGAAAATTAAGTATGTCGATCAGGGCTTTAGCGAAAGCGCACAAAAATTGCGTGAGTATTTTCATGAAAATTTCTTTTAAATTCTCGATCATATCCATCCACCAACCAAAGATCCGGATATCAATTGGGATATCAAAATTAAGATCTGGGATAGTAAAATTAAAGTTTGGCAACTTTAAGCATTTAACTAGATCACATAAAAGATTAAAAGGATTGATTCTATTGCCAAACGTTTCAAAAAATTGTTTTATCGTTATACATTGTTTACCGTATACCGCCAGATACTCGTCAACACCGAATTTAACATCAAGTTGAGAATCTAAATTGTTCAGTTTTTTGAACTCTTTCCATCTTTCGATTGGGTTTTCTATATTATTGGTGACCCATCTATTAATTGGATTAAATTCTCCATCTGATGTTCCGGAGACACCTACCGTATGTTTAACAATGTAAGCCAACCCAGGCTTACCAAATCCGATGTCTTCACATGCTGGAAGGTTTGAAAAAATATTTCCAGCTGCCATTGAATCAACCTGTGCCAGATATCCGACTGTTCTTGAGTTTTTCAACGAAGGAACGCTTTGAACCAACTTTTTTGTTGAGACTTTCTTTCCGCCGAAAGATGCAGATATAATCTTTAGACCCTTATTATCTTTTGACGTACCGAACCGAAAATGTATACTAGAAGTCGTACCCAAAAATCCAGACATCGACATGTTGCCGGAGGTGTCGGAGCCGAAATCAAATGATGATGAGGCTGCACCGGTGTTCGTCTGCTTTGTTATAAAAGATCTTAGTTCAGGTATGATTGCCCTGAGTCTGGATGCTTCTGTGTTCCCGTTGAAATTTATTGGTGTTATGGACACTCCATCATCTTGAGCATTTTTAAAGGCTTTTTGTAATTTTTCCGCCGCTTGTTCAATGTCACTTGTTAGGTCATCCCAAGTTATTTTTAACTCTGATAGGTCTGATAGTTTAGGGTTTGAGACTCCGGCGATCTCATTCCTAGCAAAGACTCCGTCTTGACCGGAGTCCATCAACTCAGTAAGGGTATTTATTGCTTGTGTTGTTGATGCGTAAGATCCGTCGCCTCCAAAGTTTATCTCAGCGTTTCCAAAAACCCCTAGGTCAACTGTTGTTCTTTCTAATTTATTCTTGTTATTGTATTCTTCTATTACACTCTCTCTTATGGATCGAGCGATTTCTCGTTTTCTTCTCGCTGCGAGGGCTCGATATTCTTGGTATCTCCTCTCTTGCTGCTCTTTGCTAAGTTGCTCACCCTCACAAGAAATTTTTGAATTTATTGAGTCCCTTAGAGATGAGTCTTGTTCATTTAAGTTGTTCGATGTTTCAGCTTCAGATAACAATTCTGCTGTGGCTTCATTGGTAGGAACAAAGGTGCCTGTTGTTATCAGATCTAGTTTCTGCCTATTTATAATAAACTTTGCTCTATAGAAATCACCCGGGCGCAACGAGGGAGTACGAAACTCTACAAACTTTATTAGTGGCGGACCAAACTCTTCTCTTTCTATGATTTTATAATTTTGTGCGCGCAGGAATAAGTTAACAGAAAGATTTTCATCTTGAATTTTGGTGTCTGTAGTTAAAGCAAAGTGTGTTTGTGGACCATATGAGCCGTCATGATTCGGTGGTTCTGGAAATGTATTCGGACCGTAGATTTGCGAGAAATTTGCAGACTCAGGATTAAGAATCCAAACGTCGGGTTTATTGTAAAACTGCAGAACTTGAGTTAGTGCTAGGTCTTCTAATTCTGATACTATCGAAGTGTAATTTTCTAGCTCTTCCTCAGTTGGGTCGGCACCAAGTACAGGTGGCAATTCTTGAAGGGTGTAGTTGGTCTTATAAAAGTATCCTATTCTTCTTAAGTCCACCTCAAATGGATCTGGGTCTATTAGGGGATCTGGTTCGAAAGCTCTGTGAAGAGCATCAGTATAATCGGAATCAGTCATCAGAGTAGACTCTTGGGGACGAGGATCAACTCGGCTTACCTCTACAAAAGCATCATAAAGCGGACTCTGAGTATCCTCTGGTATTATTCTATATTTTAAGGCTCCGAAATAAGACGACCTTATAACATACTCTTCATTGGCTTCGGTTTCTGAAAAATTTACTTCTTCTCTTGAGGAGACCTGCTCCTTGTATCTCTCTAGAAATTGACTCCCTTTGAAACTATCCCCCCTATAATCTGGTCGTTCTCTATGGATATATATTCTCGGCTCAAGCAAATCTGGTGTGTGTGGATCAACCTTTTGGGCTAAGAGACCTCTCATAAAAGAGTCCCACAATCCCCACAACACAATATCGTAGGCACCTTCTTGGTCTGAAAAAACTCTAGGATCGTGATGGTATGCCCTGTTTCCAACTCTTGTTCTAGGTCTCCAGCCGTGGAGAACCGCTAAAGTTGCCTCTCCTAAAGTACCAAACTCCAAGTCGAACATCCGGACTATTAAATTTATTTGAGTTGATATATATTCACTGTTCAAATACTCGTCAACGCGATGAGCACCTTCGGCAGGGAGTCTTGGGATTTGACCAAATGCTGTCAAGCCTATAGCAAAACTATTCTCATCTTGTGAACCAGCTCGGAAATCACGAAGCTCTGATGCGAACGAGCGCTCTTTAACTTTGTTTAATTCTTCAAAAGTTTGGTTTACGGAAAATTTTGTAAACAAATAGCAAAGTATGTAAAACTGATTATCTAATTGAAACTTGGTTAGATGGGTTCTCATATTTTCATCGAAAGTTGCCGCTTCGATTTGTGAGAGCTTTGTTCCCTCTATACAATCAAACCACCCATCTGTTGAATCTAGATCTGAACTTCTGTCATTTTCATCTATGAGCGACTCATAAGGCACTATGGAGCCAAGTGCCTTTTTAACAATTAAAATATCCCTACCAATGTCACCAACTTTTCGTGGACCAAAGTCCACTTTATCAGAGTTGTTTTCACTTTCATTTCGAATCTCTAATTTGTATGTACGTATAGCCATTTTTTATTTTTAATTAACAGTGTTATGTTTGCTGTTAATATATTTTCTACTCCCATCTGTAAGATACTTAGTAATTCTTTGAAAATTATTTATATCGACATAGAGTCCATCAAATCGATTGTTTACAGAGCCTAAAGTTGTTAAAATAGTTTGCCATGTGGTACCAGGATCTCTAATGCTGATTGCGTTTGGTACTGGTAACATATCGAATCCAAAACCTATCGCAGTATTAAAGTCAGTCTGAGTTTTGACGAAAGTATCCAGGCGCCGGTTTAATTGTTCAACCAATTTCAAAATCATAGATAAGCACTCTACAAGATTATTGCCCAACACCATTGGGTGCTGCGGCAGTTGTTTTGCGTTTCTGTCTTGTCCATTTTCGGCTATCAAATGTATGCCGGCTGAGGTTCCAATATTATTTCCTTGAGAGTTCACCTTTTCGTGTGGACCTCCTGTTACTATTTTTATATCGTGACGTGAATGAAGGCGAACTTTATCGGCTTTCAACATTATACCACTGGTGGGCACAACAGCATTTGAGGGCTCCTGTCCTGTGTAAATTCTCTCTGTAATGTTAAAGTTTTTATCAATCAAGGTCATCTGGCTAATGTATATTCTGGCTGCATCCATAACATGTCCCGGGTGCATGCCTCCGTTAAGTCTAACAGATTTCAACTCGGGCGGATTGCTCGTGTTAAAGCTTTGAAAAACTTTTATTGGTTCTGCTCCTATTTTATCCAAAGGGAATGGTGCCATGCGTCCGACTACTATGTCGATTGCGCCGGCGCCTTGGTGATCTGCAAAACGTGAAACAACATTTGAATTCGTAATATCTTTAGAAAATTTCAGGGCTCGTTGTGGGGTAAAGTCTCTGCCAAAAATGATAGCCGTGTTGTTTCTTCCTCCGGGATGATTTCTATTTGGTATAGTTAGAGTGCCTGGAATTGGTACAAAATCTGGTACTGGTTCCCCTAGGGCGTGCTCGCCTGTTCCGTCTAGCAAGACTCTTCTGTAAGATGGACCCACTTCAGGAAAAGGCATGTGATTGCGTGGGATACCTTTTTTCATTATCTTTTGAGTGGGCTCATCAGGCTTAGTTAAGTCAGGATTTCTGCTCGATAAAGTATCTTCTCCGGTGGCAGGAAAGCTCAGCATTGGTGAGTCCGGCAAACCTCTCCTTTGCAGCATTTGGTCTGGTCTTATCTTCTCGGGGTTACCTACCATACTATCTATTTCTGATATATTTGCAGCTGTTAGTCCGACGTTTGACCTATTGTTAAATGAGTCTTTTAAAGATTTTGACATCTTTTTTGTCAGTGCTGCTACTAGTCTAGCTTCGCTATTAAACCCCTCTGTGGGTATGGTTGTAGAGTATTCAATATTATCAATCTCAATAGAAAATTTAGCATATTTGTTATCTTTATCTATTGCGTATGCCGGAGATCTTGTTACTTTCATGTTTTTGCTATTTGACATCTTTTATAAAACCTCCTTAATTATGCAATGTGAAAAATCAAAATTATATGGAAATTGCACTTCTACTATACTCTGCAGAGATAGGGAACTTTTAGTTTTATCTTCGACGATGGCGTACGCCTTTGGGTATCTTCTAATCTGTTCTATGTCTTTTTTGGATAGAATTAACGTTCTATTCTCCTCTCTCAGAACAGATTCTTCTTGGTTTCCAACAAGTTGATTGGCGGCGGCGGCTGCACCGTGATTGGGCTTGAATTTCTTGGTTCTCTGTTTCATGCCTTCAAAGTATTTTTGTGTATCCAATGGCTGAGGGAGGGTTGCGCAGAGTTCTTGTATATAAACTATAGCTTCTACAATCGAAAGGCTAGCTAGCTTGTCTTTATCCAGCCCTTGAGCGTCTGGAGAGACTCTAGTGCAGTATTCTACAAAGACTGGGTCGTGAAGATCTGAAAACTCCTTATATGTTCTTATTGTTTTATATAAAACTATCCCTTTGAATATCACATTAGTGTGAGGCTTGTGGTTCTCTCCTTTAACGTGTTTATAGAGCATTGTGTCCATCGCATCCTCTTTTTTGCCGGAGCCGGGATGCTGTCCAACTGGTTTTTGTTCTGCAATTTTTGGTGCGACAAGCTCATCAAATGACATTTTAAAAACTATTCCTCTTTAACATCTTCGCTTATTAAATCAAAAAGCTCTTGTTTGTCTTCTTCGGTAATCTTTTGATTTACGTTGGTTTTTTTTTGCACAAGGGCAGCCAGCTTTACTAGTTGTTCGTTTGAGCGTTGCAGAGTCTCAAGATATTTCGCAGCGACAAGACCCACTTCTCGATGCCTATCATCTGAGGTTTGCATGTATTTCATCAGATTCATTAAAAGGGTTTTTGTGGCGGCGCGGTCTTCAGATATGTTGTTTTTCGCCTGCTCTATGAAATTTTCTACTTCTTTTGGCATGTAGTAAATACTTTTTTTATCAAAATTTGCTAGTCTTTATCCCACTTGGTTTTAAAATTTCTATATTTTTCTCTTAATTTATTTAGATTATTGACTACCTGCTTCGTATTTAATCCTGTTAGCTCTCTCAAATACAGATAAACAGCTTTTTTATTGAAGATTTCTATATCATCAATGTTGTGCAAAAGGATTCTTACGGCATCGAGTACGGCTTTCTCATTTGCCTTCAAGTTTCCGTTATCCCAGCGCTCTAAATTTTCTAAAAGATTATTCCAATATTCCAACTCAATTCTTTGTTCTAGATAGTTTTCTGTGGGGTCTGTTGTCCCCAGGACGTCAGCACCACCTTTCTCTACCAGATTCTCAAAGGAAACTTCTTTTTTTACTTTTTTTGAATTCTGCTTTACCTTGTGTATAAACCAGTTCTTAGTGACAACAGAGAAATATGAAAACGCCTTTGACCCTTTGTTAGGATCATATTTGTTAAGTATTGTTGTGAGCCAAACTTTACAGTCTTCTCGTAGAGAGTCTATATTTGGCAAGATGTTGAACTTATAAGTAAAAATTATCTTGTTTACCATTTCACTGAATGCCGGTTGGATCAATTCTTCATATAGCTGGGACTTTTCTTTGTAGGACGTCGTTTTGCAATAATCAATGATTGCTTGCTCGTGGACTTTCGTAAAATATAAATTTTTTGTACGCTTGCGTCGGCGTCGCGGTGGAGACGCTTTTTTTTCTTGGAGCACTGTTCTTTATTCCTCTCTCTGTTCGATCTCAGGATCCTCGTCTGTCAGGAGAAAATCCATATTTTCGATATCACCCAATAAAGCTGTGCCATGATCTATCAAAGACTTTAGTGTCTGATCTCCATAAAACATTTCCATATCATGAACAGATTTGACATGAGCGGTGTAGTTTAGTATTGTCTCATAAATTTCTGTCGCTTCTTCTTCTTTTGTCCTAATAATCCTGATTAACCATCTAGAATAAAACAGAAAGAGCAAATTAATCAAAACGCTAACAAAAAGCAGTAGTGTTTCTAATATCATTATTTGATTTCCTCAGATGCCAAGTCTTTTTTTTGCTTTTTCAGATCCTTTTTTGCATCTTCGATAAAATTATCAACGACTTTACCGACGCGTTGCTTAGCCTCTGTTGTCGACTTAAGTATGTTGAAGCTTGGGACCTTGGTAATTGTTTCTATTCGCCTACACAAAATACACTCCCGTTGTTCAAAAAACATACCGTGAGTGATTTCAAATGTGTCATTGCAGGCAGAACATTTATATATGTACCTAGGCATCTAGTCTGACCCAGTTGTTGCTTTTACCTCGGGTGGTGCATCGCTGTCATGTTTAGGTGTTACATCTGGAATCTTAAAATTTGGAGGATTATTAACAATAAGCTCCTCATTTTCTCCCGATACTTGGAAATTAAAGTCCTGCAGTACCGGGACTATATCGGTTTGCTCTAGTAAAGATTTCTGTAGTGCCATCATAATTGCACCTAAAGCTTGGTTAGATAATTTCATATCATTCTCCTTCATTTTTTGTTGGGTTGTTTTCAAAATAAGCCTCAGAGTTATAAGACTTGTCACAAATATAGATGTCAAAATGTGGTTTCCACATTTTTATTTCATGATACTTCACACCCCAATCATCGAGTTGATTCTTGGTAAGCTCTGTCCAGTCGATACCTGTGTTTGATCCACGAGCGGTCCAATAGATCACAGTGTTACCTTCATCATACAGCTTGTTAATATCCTCTATTCGGCTGGGGTATGGTTTTGCTATTTCATATTTGCCTTGCGTATTGCAGCAAATTGTCCCGTCAATGTCGACGTAATATATCATTTTCTCACCTCTATACTTTGTACTCTACTATCAAAAAAACTAGACTTTACACTATGAAAATGGTGCCTTCTCTTTAAGAGCATCTGTTCGTAAGATAAGGCTTCGCCAATAGATTTTTTAATATTTTCAACATTCTCTAACTTAAAGATAACTGCCCTAGTTTCAAAAAAGTCTAAAAGTCCATTACTCCATAGTTCATAAATTAGCTTAGAACTATCTCTAGAGACGGTTCCTCCCATCTTGGTCTGCAAATTGTAGTCTTTAGCTACATTCAAAGTGTCTCTTACTACATTCATTACGCGGGTGTCGTTTACATTTGCCTTACTCAGTCCCAATGATTTTGATAAGTCTGACCTTCCAACAACAATCCCGCTTAAATTTTTGTGATGTTTTTTAATTATTTTCTTTGCATTCTTGCATGCTGTTTCTGTTTCCAGATTTACAAATAACTTAGGCGAATAAGGTATTGCAAATAGAGAGCATCTCTCAGCGACAGAGTCTATAAACTTGGATACAGCGAAGTCAGATTCGACCATTGGGGCAACGATGCCGCGGATCCCCATTCTCAGGCAGGTTTCAATATCTCTGTTTGCCTCGCATCCACCTATTTTGACATAAACTTTTAGTTTTGTGTCCCCAGAAAGCAAAATTAAATCATTAAGGTCGGCATCTGTCACCCCTTCGTCTTCAAATGATGCCTTAAGGGCATGGGCGCCATAATTTGAATTTAAATTTTTTAGTTTATTTGTAATATTATTATTAAACATTCTGTTCATCTTTTAGAAAAAGGAATTCAGCAAAATTAAAGTCTATCATATTATCTATATCTATGGATTCTTTTTCGCTAGTTTTTACAAAGAAAGGATTAATTCCTACAAAATTCCTGTTTTTTATCACATTTTCTCTAGAATTAACACAAACACCATAGGTAATTCTTAAAATTTCAGGTAAATCTTGACTATTTGGAGAATTTTGCAGGTCATAATTTAATGGCTTCTCGTTTAGCCACATATGGTGCTTCACTGGGTGCACTGTTGCAACAGAATCGCAGTTCTCTTTAAAATAAGAAGAAATAGATTCTTCTATAGTTTCTGGCGTGATGAAAGGACTAGTAGGTGGGGTGTAAACTAAAATTTCAGAATCTATCGATTCTGCCAAATTTTTGAAGAATTCACTCCCAGTACACTTAGAACTAGCATAATAGTCTTCTCTCTTGTGAGTCTCCACGCTAAGGTTGGAAGCAATTTGTAGCGCTACGGGACAGTCAGAGGAAACAACTATTCTAGATAAATTTTTAATCTTTTTTAGAAAACTTATCTTCAACTCCAATAAAGAAGTGCCTCCAAATGGTCGCAGACCCTTGTTGGCAATTCTTACAGATCCGGCGCGTACCGGAATGATTGCCGCTATATCAGTCATCAGCCTCTAGAGCCCTATACATCGCATCGTAAGCTTTGAACTGCCATTCATAATCAACATCGAAACACTCAACTTCTTCCACGGGAAAAAGTTCAATGTCCCCTTGCTTGTTAAAGTCTCCCATCCATATACCATCATCGACGGTCTTCATCTCTGAAGCATACAAACAGTGGGCTGCCTCGTAAGTCAAGTCTACAACTTTAGTGTTTAAAGTTGGCTCACCTTCTGGCCATGGAGTGATAAAGGTTCCTTCGGAGTTCCAAAAATAATTCTTTTTCTCCATAACAGCGAACAAGCCTCTTGAGTCTGTTTTGAGGTAATGATTTACAAACTTGTCAATTGTGTCTACTTTCAAAAAAGGAACACAGGCATTAACTAATACAACATACTTGAAAGGCAGTTTATCCCACCACTCATACATATCGCGAATGTGAGACCCTTCTCCGCCGTCCCAGATTGCTGACTTTTCACTCCTGCGGAAGACATTAACTCCCAAAGACTCTCCAATGTCGACAAGCTCTTGCTCATGTACAGATAAGAAGAAATTTTCTCTTGGAATAACCTTTGACTGCAATACTTTTTCACAAGTAATCTGCGTTAGGGTTTTGCCTGCGAAGGGGCGAATCATTTTCTTCGGGCAACGCTCAGAAGAAAGCCTAGCTTGTACGACGACTGCAACTTCATTTATCTTTTTCAAAATTAATCTCCCTTTTCTACCCTGTAACTATCTTCATCAAAATGCTCAGTTGAAAACTCAAAAAGCTCAGTGTCTTCTAGTGCAATCATTCTATGAATCTGACCAACTGGGACGTGCCATACGTCACCTTTTGTTAATATCACTGATTTAGCATTGTTAATATCTTTGTCTTTCTCTGACCAGAGAAGCTTAATCTTTCCAGATTGGATGTAAAAAGTTTCATCCTTTACCTTGTGAAAGTGCCAGGAACATTTCTTGCCTTTAAAGAAAAACAAAAGTTTTCCACAATATTGTTCCTTATTTACAACCCACTTTTCATAGCCCCAGCCTTTAGAGACGTATACGATATTGTCAGTTTGAAGAGACACTCTTTCCGCCTTCGAAGTACCTCAGTTTGTTTGCAACAGGTATTTCGTGTTGAAGGAATTCTTTTTGTCCAGTTCCCATCGTGTTTGTGACACTTCTCGACTCTCGAACTAGTCTTGTGAGTTCAGGAGATTCAATAGAGGCAGACTGATCTGACCCATACATATTTCTATCGAGAGTAATGTGTCTCTCCAGCGCGACTGCGCCGAGAGACACCGCCAACAGTGAAGGTAAGATTCCCTCTTCGTGACCACTGTACCCCACAGGGCAACCATACCTTTCTCTCAAGGTTCCAATTAAATTGATATTACAATCTTCATCTTTGCATGGATACGTCGAAACGCAATGAAATAGAGTAAATGGACAATTTGAGTCTCTAAAAATCTTAACTGCTTCATCAATATCCTTAAAAGTGCTCATACCAGTTGAAATAAAGGTGTGCTTACCCTCTGAAGCGATCTCCTGGAGGAGGTCAGAATGTGTCAACATAGCCGATGCTACTTTGTTAAACGGTAAATCATACTGTCTCAAGAATTTTTGACTATTGATATCCCAAGCCGAGGCGGACCACAGGATGCCCTTCTCTTTGCAGTAATCTGCAATTTGGTCGTACTCTTCTTTTCCAAACTCTAGACCCTCCTTTTGATCGCGCTGGGTGGTTCCCCAGGGAGATTGCCTGGCTGATGCTAAGTATTCTTGGGTGTAAACGACGTCAATGTCTCTTTTTTGAAATTTAACTGCTTGGCACCCAGAATCAACTGCTAGATCAATCAATCTCTTTGTTAATTCTATATCTCCGTTGTGATTAATGCCGATTTCGGCAATAAAAAATGGCATATTCAAAGTGTCATTATATGGATTGAATCCTTGGCTCATTGTGTCTCCTGTTTTATTATTATATTATTAGTCGGAAAGTTTTTTTGTTATTTCCGAGGACATGTTATGTGGGTATGTTTCCCCTATGTTTTTAAATATAACATTATTTTCTTGAAAATTCAAGTAATAATCCCAAAAAACTACAGTTTCCCTTCTTTGAAAATCAAAAGTGTAATTTGCAGATATTTTTAGTTTCTTGTCTTTTTCAAAAGCGTGTGGACCTGCGTGCAGATTCTCAATTTGTTCTGCCGTCCATCCATCCATTCCCACTACTTTAACTTGTTTTGCGCCTAATAAAGACGCTAATGCGACCATTTTAGGGGCGGCACCGGATGTTAGGAATAATCTCAAATTGAAAAACATTGTTTTGCAATTTTCATCCATAAAACTTTGAACTAAAAATTCGGGTCGCGAAATTGAAGTATCGATTGCGCAAATGGTGTCATGTTTTTTTATATAAGCACTTAACTCAGCTATTCCCATATGCGTTTCGGCGTTTACATAGAACATGTCCACTTTACACTCTAAGAGTTTATCATTTTTATAGAAATGATTGCAAGACCAGGTAAAATCCCTCTCCTCGTTTTCCCAGTCGCAGTACGAAGTTGATGGTCCCCCACCAACTACAAGTATTGTGCTGTCCTTGTATTTTTCTAATCCTGGCAACGCCTGATAAAACCCGTCTGGGTCAACGTTTATTTGTTGCTTGGTACTCAAGTGTCTCGAAAATTTGCTTAGTGACTGTAAACCATATTTTTCATTCGACAAAAAATTATTCCTTGAATCTAAAAAAGAAGCTTCATTTGGGATCTGAGAGTTAATATATGTATCATCAGCGCTGAATATTTTTGGGTTCTTTGTGTCATACCAAACATTATATTTTGGTGTGTGCCCTATCCTTTTAACAAAGTCTTCATACATCTTCTCTGTTGATATATCTATTGGCTCGCATATCACTTTTCTTTTAGCGTCATATATTTTTAAACATCCTAACCAATTCATTTCTTTTCCACCATATAATCACCAACAACTAAAACGTCTATGTTTGTATTTTGAAAGCAGGCGTATGCGTCCTCAGCGCTATTCACTATTGGCTGACCTTTAACATTGAAGGACGTATTCAACAATATTGGATAACCAGTAAGTTTTTTAAACTCTTTTATTAGGTCTCGAAATTTAGGATTAAGGTCACCGACTGTTTGAACTCTTGCCGAGTTGTCCACGTGGACTACTGCTGCTATATCTTCTGCTTTATCTGCTACAGCCTGCACAGCCATGAGCATGTGCGGAGATTCTTGCTCAATATCAAACCAGGTGGATGCATCTTCTTCTAGTACCGCAGGTGCAAAGGGTCTAAACGGCTCTCTGAACTTAACTCTTGCGTTAACGTGATCCTTTATACTAGCTGGTGCTGGACGGGAGAGTATGCTTCTGTTTCCCAAGGCGCGTGGACCGAACTCGGCTGGACCTTGGTGCCAGCCTATAATTTTTCCCTGCTCTAAGTGTTTTGCAACTTTTGAGAGATCTTGGTTTAATTTTATAAACTTTATACCATTTTTTAGAAAGTACTTTTCCACATCTTCATCGGTTTGTCTGTGTCCTAGGTAAAAATTGTGCTCTTTTACTGGTTTTAAATCTTTGTTTATTTTCTTTGCAGATAGATAACAGGCACCTATTGATAAGCCGTTGTCCCCGGATCCGGGTTGTACAAATATTTCTTCAAAAATTTTACTCTTCAGTATTTTCCCGTTTAAAGAACAATTTAGACCCACTCCGCCTGCGATACACAATTTTTTATAGCCATATCTATTGTAGGCTTTTTTTAGCATCCCTATAACAACCTCTTCTAGTCTATCCTGCAAGCCGGCTGCGATGTCTTTGTGATTTTGAGTTATTTCGTCTTTCCATTCTCTTTTTGGTCCAAAAGCGGAAATAAATTTATCACTTACAAATTTGCTCCTAACTTCATGAAATGCAATCCAATCTGTATTTATTTTTATATCGAAGTCGTTTTCAACCTTTATGATATTTCTAAATACATCCAAATAAGTAACTGGTTTATTTTCAACTTTCACAGTATTAGAAGAATCTCCTAATGGAGCCAAACCCATAACGATCCCCTCATCATACATAGGTTTCCAACCTAGATAATAAGTTATTGAGGAGTATACCAAACCTAGAGAGTTTGGCCATGGGTTTCCGGGGTGCAGAACTTCTATATCTCCGTCTTTACCTGACGCGAACATAGAGCACATCTTCTCTCCTACTCCGTCGTTACTCATAAGCAAACTCTCACTAAAACCACTGGGGTAGTAAGCACTTGCAATATGAGCCATGTGATGAGGGTGGAATTCAACTTTTCCAGAATAACCCACTTCATCTAAAAGCTTCTTGCAAAAAACCGCCTCTGTTGGCAAGTCTCGTCTCATTTTTCGAATTGGTCCATGGTGATTCAAGAGAAGTTCTGGCTTGTATGCAAAACTGGCAACCGTTACATCCTCTATTTTTAAGCCCGCTATAGATAAACAATCCTTTATTGCGTTCGTTGGAAATGCTCTTGTGTGCTTTTCTCCTATATATCTCTCTTCTTCGCATGCTGCAATGAGTTTGCCTTCTATCATAATGGCTGCTGACGTGTCATGACCGCCCCAATTAATACCTAAAATAATGCTTTTCATATTATAACTCTCTAGTTTCTAGTACCTTACTTAAAAGTGTCTCTTTTGGATTTGAGGCGCTGAAGATCTTCATTTGATGTAAGTTTTCCCAGTTTTTCCACATCTTTATTATACCCAATGGTATTTGAATTACTTCTCCTTTTTGTGTTTGATCATTCCAAGGATGGCGAGCGTCGTCGCTGTAGAACCTGGGTCCGAACATATCAAATCCAACAACATATAATTCAGACGCCCTCAAATAAGAACACACTGGAAAAACAGCAGAACTTAATTTGTTCTCTAGGCCCCATTTGAATTGTGTTCCAACAACTTGTTCAGAATCGAAAGGGATAGATCCTATTATTACTTTTTCGTGCATAAATCTATAAAATGGATTTTCTCCAAATATAGAACCGGGAAGTGGTTTTTTTTGTTTTGATAAAAACTTTGTTGTTGTTATTGGAAGTATTTCTAAACTGCAGTAGTTCTTAACTTGCTCCAATAAGTCCTGCAAAACTTGCCAACCGTCTTTTTCTCTCAAAAGAGGAGAAGTTCCAAAATAAGCTCTAAATGTAGCAGTGTTTGTCGTAAAAATATCAGGAACCAGTATTTTTGTCTTAAGCTGTTTTTTTTGTTCTATGATATACTTCATACCCTCTAGAAAAGCGTACGGATCCGCTGCTGTCCAGTAATCTGGTTCGATATCGAACATTTGCATGCAATGAGGAAAAGTGCGCTGAAATGCTAAAACGCTATAGTTTTCTTGTCTCTCTTTTATGTCTGATGACATTGTTTTCAGAGAATGTCCAGGTCCTAAAACCAATAACTTTTTCATTGGTGAAAACCCCCTTGATATAAGGTATTGCACATCTCAAACTGCCATTCATGATCAATGTCTAAGCATTCCCGCTCATCAATTTCCCAAAAAATTACGTCACCTTGTTTAGTCAAATCTCCCATCCATCGATTGTTTCCTATATCCTGAAGTAAACCTGCATACAAAACATGTGCAGCCTCATAAACAAATGAAGCTTCCTTTGTGTTCATAGATGATCCGACCTCTGTAAGAATCTTTCCATCCGGAGACCAAAAGTAATTGTTTTTCTTAATAACGGCAAACAAGCCATTTCTCTCTTCTTTTAGATGTAAATAATCACTAAAGAATCGTTCTATTGTTTCTACTTTCAAAAAAGGACAACATGCATTTATCATTACAACATTCTTAAACGGTATTTTATCCCACCATTCGAAAACCTCACTTATTGGATGACCTTCCGACATGGCAGACTTTTTACTTCTTTTAAAAATATTAAACGGATATTTTTTGCCGATAGACAAAAGTTCTGGCTCATGTACTGCTAGATAAATATTTTTGTTTGGTATATTACTCTTTTCCAATTTCTTCAGTAATACATCCATTAGTGTGCTGTTAGCAAAGGGTCGGACCATCTTTCCAGGACATCGAGTAGAACTTAATCTTGCTTGAACAATAACACAAACTTCTTCACTTAATTTCATAATTTTATTTTACTACTCGCGAGACAGGATTTCAAACAATTCTGATATCTTTTGATCGTGAGAATTTATATTTTTCAAAATTTTCTTTGTTTGTTGTGGGTTTTCTTTTATTGCAATACGAAGTAGATCCATCCAATTTACGTTGTTCTTTGTTCGAACACTCTCTATTTCATCTATAATTTTCAGATCTGCCGCTGTTCTTAGGTTTTCTATTTTTTTCACTTTTGTACTCCATTTGTCTTTCATATTTTTGAATAATGATTCAAATTCTTTATGTCGGTGGGTTGTCGCTTTACTTTCATTTTGCTTTACTGGGGTGTAGTTTCCTCTTTTTATTGATTCCCACTTACTGATGAAAAGACTTGTCGCTTCTTGCTTTAATCTATCATAAGTTTTTTTAAGGTCATCTTCTTCCTTCGAAAAAACAATTTTTTTCTGATATATAATATCTCCTGTATCTAAACCTTCATCTACCTCGTGTATGGTTACTCCTTTTGGGGTATTGTCGTAGAAACTCCAAAAGTTAGGATCACTGCCCCGGTTCCATGGTAAGTAAGATATATGGATGTTTATTGTTCTAAACCTAGAGAATATTTCTTTTTTTATGAGGTGACGATAGCCATAGCTAACAATTAAGTCTGGTTCTGAATTTTTTAAATTTATTGGACCGACTTCGTAGGTTACGTCACAACCTTCTTTGATAAACAGAGTGTCGAGGTTTGGATCCCGGGGTCCCAAGTATAGCACTTTAAATTGTTTATTCAATATCTTTTTCCGTTACAAAATCATCGAAAGCAATTTTTTTGTTAGCAATGGCGCCTAAAGTGCTATAGTATTTTGAAGCATGAATGTTACCATCTAAGAATGGTCTTTTTGTAGTGGTGTTACTTTGTGTTAATATCTCGCCCTTCTCAACATTTCGAGTTGTGACGACTGACCTCATAGCTTTAGAAAATCGACTTTCACTGTCAGTTAACATGCTTTCGGTATCTTTACACATCTTTTCTGATAATCTTATATTTTTTATCATAACGTTAAGCTCTTCTGGTTCAAGCGCGAAGGGATGATCCGGACCATAAAGTCTTTTGGAGATTGTATAGTGTTTCTCTATACAGGTGGCACCTTTAGCAACCGCCAATGAGGGCGCTAATATGCCCTCTGTGTGATCTGAAAGTCCAACTTTAATGTCTTCATACATTTCCTTGATGGACTCTATTCTATTTAGGTTTATGTCCTTATCAGGAGTTGGGTAGGCATTGTTGCAGTGCAATATTGTTATGTCTGGATTTTTTTGTTCTTCTGATACCCACTGTATGATATCTCCTATTGACAAAAGGTTGTTTCCTATTCCTGCGGAGGCAATAATCGGCAGACCTGCGGAGGCTACCATCTTCACAAATCTAGGGTCAGTAGACTCAAAGCCTGCGATCTTTAGCCTCTTAACTCCCAGTGACACCAACTCTTCAACTGCTGCTTCATCAAATGGTGTAGACATAAACTCGATCCCATTATCATCGCAATACATCTTCAAGTCTTTTTGCCAGGTTCTGGGTAATTCAATTTCTTTTATTAGTTTGTTTATGTTTTTATATCCAGCGAAGTCCGGAGTATTTTTCGAATAAAGGGTTTCTGATGAATATGTTTGGAATTTAACTGCGTTTGCGCCGGCGCCCACTGCAATGTCTATTAAGATTTTTGCCTGTTTAAAATCTCTATTGTGATTGGCGCCTGCTTCTGCTATGACGAATACACTCATGTGATATCTTCTCCATATCTTCTAAAGAAAGGTTTTGGTGTATTGGAAGGTTTATGATCCTATCTTTCAAAGAATCTAAAACAGGCAGGTTGATACTCTGCCTGTAATACGTAGTTTCATGCAAGAAAGGATAATGAAAACTAGTTTGAATGCCTCTTTTGAGTAACTCTTCTCTCATTATAACAGAAGAAAATCCCTTATTTAAGATTAATGACGATAAATAATATGAAGATGATGCGTCGTGTACAGCGAGATACCCCACTTCTTTTGGTATATTGTTTTGTAAAAAAGTAAAATTATTTTTTCTTTTTTGTGCATTTGATTGGCATCGATCGAGCTGTGATAGCCCCAATGATGCATTTAAGTTGTTCATGTAAAAATTAAATCCTGATTGACTTAAGTCATAAGAATCTCCTATTACTTTTCTTCCAAAATTTCTTCCTGAAAACATATATTTTGCTGCGGCGGGGCAATCTGTGGATAAAAGTCCTCCGTTACTCATACAAACTGGCTTTACAGGGTGAAAAGAATAAAAAGCATAGTCGTGTTTCATCAAGGGACTTATACAGTGTGCCGAATCAAGTATAATAATGCAGCTGTTTTCTTGACAAAAGGACTCTAGACCCGGGATGTCACTAACTCCGCCATACAACACAGGCATGACAATGTTGGGCTTGTCATCCTTAATAATACTATTCTTCAAAGATTCGACCGACATCAATAGGTTTTCATCAACATCTGTGAAAACTACTTCATGATTGTTTTTCATGGCGGCAAAAACAGGAGACACAAAGCCGAGAGATGGAGTGTAAACGCGGCAAGGTCCTAGCGACTCGTAAAGGTATTGATATAACAAGTAAGCCGCGGAGGAGGCGGAATTGAAACCTACATTGTATTCTTTATTAGAAAAGGAAGAATACCTATCCTCAAATTTACTAACATTTGGTCCAAAAGCAAGAATTTTAGAGCTTAACGTTTCTAATACCCTCTCTTTATCATCAGTGGAAATATCAGAATCGAAGCAACTAATCATTCCGTCTCTTTTGATCCTCGCAAAATAAGCGATGTTAAAGACCCAATATCATTACTTACGTGCAATGAAGAGTTAAAATGGGGTCCATTATATCTTTGCCAAATCGTATTATGCTCTCTTTCTGTGTACTGTGGTCTGACACAAAGAAGGTTTATATCTGGCACCTTGTAGGTAAATGGCAACTCAGTCTCTGCTAACATATCTTCATGTAGTTTTTCACCAGGTCTGAGACCTATTATCTGATGGGAAAAAGGTTCTCCGTGTATTACTTCAATTGCTTTTAAAATAGTTTTCATATCATATGAATTAATTTGAGGGATGAAAACTTCTCCACCTTCACAATGATTCACGGCGCCGAGAACAGTGTCTACCGCATCCTCTAAAGTAAACAGAAATCTTGTCATATCCAAGGAAGTAACCTTTATGTCCTCTCTATTTTTTAATAACCCTAACCAAAGAGGAATAAAGGACCCTCGTGAGGCGATGACGTTCCCATACCTAACTGATGAGAAGATTGTTGATGTTGAGTCATAGTCATGATTCGTAAACAATCTTTCTGCAATAAACTTGGATGAGCCATACACATTTACTGGTTGGCATGCTTTGTCTGTGGATATGAGTACACACTTCTTAACACCTGCTAGCAGGCATGCTTTGGCTACATTATCAGATCCGTGAATGTTTGTTTTTATACATTCGTCAGGGTGTATCTCCATATCGTCTATTCTTTTTAATGCAGCGGTATGGATCACAATATCTGGTTTTTCCTTCTTTATTGAAACATAAACCTTATCGTAATCCCTGACATCGCCTATAATGCATTTAACTAAATTATCTGATCCGAAAGCTAATGCTTGCTTACCCTCGTCTCTAGAGTATACAACCACTTTGTGACCTTGTTTTTTAAGTCTTTTTACCAAGGCTTTACCAAGAGATCCAGTTCCACCAGTAATAAAATATTTCATTAGATTGTTATTCTTTCTATCTCATCTGGGGCAGGATTTATGTCTGACACTATTTTTAGAGTTGTGCCATTTTCTTTTAGCCATTTGTACCATGGTAAAATAGCTTCTGACGAAACTACCCTTTCGTGGTCTAGGTTATTAACGGATTCTGGGTTCTCAGCTACCTCGTTCTGGTCGATAAAATCTGATTTATCGTATTCAGACCCAACCTTGTCATAAAAATGCTGCTGGGCGGCTGAACCTTCTACAAAGCTGTTGTCCCAGCCGACCGTTATCGCCTCTGAGACTCCCAGGTGCTGTAGTGTATAGAATACAACTTCATACATGATCCCTGGACCATATGGTCTTAACAACGACTGCTTGTCAAATCTCCAAGAATCAAAATCGTGCGACTTTGCAATTGACTTTTCATAATCTCTTTCTTGTATGAAAAATTTTAGATCACTTTCACCCAGCTTATAAGGAGAAGTAGATGCTTCTATGACAACTGGTGCTTTGTTTGAATAATCATAATGTTTAAAATTACCGCAGTTATAAATATGAAAATCCGTTAACTCTTGAAAAAGCTCATAGGACTGCTTTATGGAGATACATAAATTTTCAGATAACTCTTCTCTTAGTTTATCTAAATTGTTTTCTGTCAAGGTTGGACCACAGGATAAAACATAAGCTGTTTCTCCGAGAAACAGGTCTTTTAAAAATGCTATTTTCTCATTTTGTGTTATATTTTTGCCAGAAACCACATTTTTAGCGAACTGTGCCCTTTCCTTAACATTCTGGATTGCAAGTGCTTGTTCCCTGAGTTTTTCTATATCTTTTTCTTCTGTTATATCCGCTGTCCCAAAAATTGAAATTAAATATTGATCTGTGATCTTTTCACGTGAAAAATTGTTTAGTATGCTTTCTTTCAGTACTTCGGCGTTACGGCGGAACATATTGTAACTCTTATGTACTTTTCTAAGTTGTGATTTTATGCTCGTTTCTTTTGGGTATGCCCACTGACTTTCTTCATGTATGATGTTTTTCCACGAGGCGCCTTTTTGTATCTTCTTTAAGTCAAAATCTATCTTTGCAAAAAGTTTCTTATTTTTGTTTTTCACCTTTGCAGATAAAAAATCTAAATGCCCGCTCCAGTTGGTGGCGATAACCGGTAAAGCTGAATAGGCTGCCTCAAAAACTGGAAGACCGAAGCCCTCTCCATGAGTTGTAGTGAAATAAGCTTTAATTTTTGGATGAGTATACAAACTATGAATTTCTGCTTCTGTCATATTTCCATGAACCAGATAAATTTTACACTTCTTTTCACCTAGATTACCAATCATAGACTCTAGAACTTTCTTCGTATGCATACGATCCATAATACTGGATCGTCCATGTCCTGTTTTTATGACTAGACCAACGTTTGCATTGTTTCTAAACTCTTCTACGAAACACTTGATAGTGGCTCCGAGGTTCTTTCTTGGACCAAACATAGCAATAGTAAGAAAATTAAAATCTGTCTCTAGTTCCAACTCTAGAGGCACTTCGTCGAACTGCTTGAATGGATAAGGAATCACCTCAACTGGACACCCGCAAGAAAGTTGCGTCTTTGTATCATTTTCTTGATTTATAAATTCATATGTGGTGCTGTCAAACACGTCTTTTGCGTGCTTTGATGGTACAATAATTTTATCTATTCCTTGATTGGATTTAATAACCCAAGACGGATCTACTCGATCAGTTTCTATCCCTGCTGTAACACATATAGAGTATTGTGCCTTCTTCTCAAATTCATTTGGGATCCCGACATGAATTTGCATATCAAATTCTGTATTTTGCTGTTTTTCTTGACATTGGGCAACATAATGTGACAGTTTCTGTATGTCAAATAGCATTTCATCATCTGGGTTTGACCAAGTTGTGTTTCCCCACTTTAGTGGGTTCACCATAATCTCCAGATCACTTCTCTTTTTTAATGCACTATAAACTAAACGAGAATGTTCTCCGTAGCCCGAATTAGTCAATATTGGTGCTTCTAGTAGTATCCTCATATTAAAGCTCTATAGCCTCCCACGTACTGTAACCTTTTCTGTCTTCCCATGATCCAAAGTTATCGAAAACATAACTAAATGCCTGATACCAGTTGCCGGCATAGGTTGCCATGCCATAGTTCTTTACAACATGCTCGCGACCGGCTTTGCCCATAGCTTCTCTTTCGGAAGAATTCATACCGTAAAATTCTACCATAGCTTTAACAAAATCTTCTTTTGAAATTCTGTCTTCATAAATGTAAGGGACATCCTGCGAACCTATTATTGCTTTAGAGCAAGGTTCTATTCCAATACCAAACCAATTATCATTGTCATCGGTGACTTGCTCTTGCAAACCTCCAGTCATGTTTACAATAACTGGTGTCTCACTAGCTAAAGATTCTAAAGTCGATAGCCCGAAACCCTCCGCGTCAGAAATATTGATTGTACAGTCTGCCAAATTATAAAATCTGGCTAATTGTAGTGGAGGCAATTTTACTGTCGACAGCATTACTTCACCGTTGGTTAGCCCAAGCTCATCAATAATTGCTTCTAGATCTTGTCCATTTTGGTCTTTGGGTTCGGTATGCATAATCAACATTGCTTTGTCATGCCCTACTTTATCTAAAAATTCTTTAAACCAAAAAATTAGAGTTCCAGATTGTTTTCTTCTGGCATTTCTATTGTTCCAAAAGAAGACCATTTTACCATCAGCTTTTGATTGTTTTCTGAACTCCTGCAGGATCTCATCGTCTGGTTCTCTGTTTTTGAAAACCTGAGTATCAACAGTGTGAGGAATTCGAATACATTTTACGCTCGGGGAAACTGTCCGGACTATATCGTCGGTTACCTTGCTTATTGTACAAACAAGATCATTCGAATCATAATACTGCTTATTAAAATTTGGATAAGGATAATTGTCCCAAACATGATAATAGATCATCGGAATATTAGGTCTTATTTCATCCTCCATGTTCCAAAGCCAAGAGTAAAATCTCGGATCTGTCATAAACCACAAAGCTGATGGTTTGTAAGAGCTGATCATGTTTCTTATGATATCAGGGTTTCCGTAACCATCAACAGGATGAATAATAAAATCATCTCCATATGGATCAACTTTCATTGGTCGATAATCATGATGTTTCAAAGCTCCTGCTAAGCATACAAAAGAGAATTCTCCTGTCCTAAGCATGGCTTCAATCATATATTTTGTCTGGGTTCCTACTCCGGATGGCGCTAGTGGGCTGTCCGCAATAACTAAAATTCTTTTTTTACTCACGTGCAATTCTCTGTTTTGTAAAATTTACAATATCGACAAGAAAGTCGATTCTTAATGGTTAACTTGTTCTCAATATTTATAACAGTTTTTTGCAGTAAGTTTAAACAATTATTTATTTTCTTATCTCCAGATGTTACCCTGAAAATCTCTACCCTATTTTTCTTTGTCGTTCTTTTCAATAAGGCAAAATAAGTTTCAATGTTTTTTAGATCCAAATTGTGCTTCTTAGCAAAAAAATGTTTATACATCGTTAGTTGGTAGTTAATAATTTTATCGCTTTTCTTTTTTGAATCCCAGCCCCAGCTACAAGTTTTCCAATCAATTATATGATATTTTCCATCTGGTGTTTTTATTACTAGATCGATGAACCCTTTAAATTTTTTACCAAAAGATTCGAATGCTTCAATATCCTCCATCAGTTCCTCTTCTATAGAGAAAACTTCAAAATCTCCAAAGTATTCCTGCACTGAAGGCATTACTTCTGAACAAATCTCTTTTCCTTGATGCTTCATTTCATTTATAAGTTTTTCATTCGGGTTAAAATTGGACGAAATGAGGGAGGCTATTTGGTTATCGAAAGACTCTTCAAAAATATTTACAATATCTGCTTCGGGGTTTGGCATTTTCTTTTCGCAAGCTTCGTGAACCGCAGTACCAAACGCAGTGTATTCATTACTCGAATAGTATGGTAACTTATCTATATAAACAAGCTTATGCCTATAGGGACACTCATTCCAGGTCTTAAACTCTGAATAACTTATTCTTTTAATTTGGGTGTTGGAATTTTGGGACAATTTCTTCTCTTGTTCTTTCTAATCTTGCTTAGCGAGCGCCGACATTCTGCTTCTTATCGATTTCTTTTTTGTACTAGAAGAGCTTCTAGGTTTTCTTGGTTCCTCTTTTTCTATTTGGAAAAGCCATTCTCCGGAGAGTTGGATTTTATGTCTCTGCGTGTTTCCCACTTTGTGTTTTGGCTCTTTTAATACATTTAAAATTTTATACTTCTTACTTAATATATCACGTAGATTACTTGTTGTCAATAAAATAATTGAATGTGTTGCAAATTTTCTAATCTTACACTCTACCTCAACGGATAGTTTGTCGCCATCTAGAGATTCAGTAATACTCTTTATCATCGTCGAACTCCAATAGGTCATTTAATTTCTTGAATAGTTCTGGACATGTCTTTTTTATGAAATCGTACTCTCCAAAATAATAAAACGCCTCGAAACCATTTGCAAAGTATTCTCTCAAGGAAGTAATACCGTATGGTGAATAAAACATTGCAGATGACACCATGTTTAATAGGGGGTACCCCACCTCTTTATAAAGATATTCATCAAACTCTCGGCTATAGGAGGGATCTAAAAACTCAGATAAGTCAGCTGGTATGTTTTCTGATTTTAGTATGAGATACAATTTTTTTCTTTTTTCTAAGAACTCTTTTTCAATTTTGTTATCAATATATATTTCTTCGCGATAGTCTTCCTCTACAGCATGAGCAATTTCATGAACCAAATCATCGCCCATATCCTCTTCACTGCTTTGATCATTTGTAATAAAAATTGAAGAGTTTTCATACATTGCTTGGATTTCTCTATCATTTAAGAAATCAAATTCTCCAATATAAATTGAGTCGACATTATTAAAAAAATGATCAGGCAGCTTCTTTTCTACACTTGCTAGCACGCTTAAAAGAGATATATCCTTATTTTTTAGAGGGTCTTTCACAAACACCTCTACGCCATTCCAAGTAAAATGGGTCTTGTTTTCTTCTTTGTTTTTTATAATATTTTTTAAACTCATTATATTTTAATTACAACTTTAAGGCGGCAATTGTTGCAACTTTCGATCTTTCTCCTCTCATAAGGGTGACATGACCTGTTATATCTTCCTCTTTTAGGCGTTCTACGACGTATGAGAGTCCATTGTTAGTTGCATCTATATACATGTTGTCAATTTGCTCAATATCGCCTGTAAGGACGATTTTAGTGCCCTCTCCAACTCTTGTTAAAACTGTCTTGATTTCATGCTGCGTCATATTTTGTACCTCGTCAATTACAATGAACGCATTAGAGATGGATCTGCCTCGGATAAAAGTCATTGCTTCAATTTCAATTTGACCTTTTTCTTGGTAAAGTTCCAAGGTTATTTTGTCGTCACCCATCAAAAATTGCAAGTTGTCCTGAATCGGTGCTAACCAAGGCAACATCTTTTCTTCCAGAGAGCCTGGTAAAAATCCAATGTCTTTACCCACGGGCTCGACAGGTTTAGTGACAACTATTTTTTTATAAGGAGAGTTGGTACCAAGCGTCTGCTCAAGTCCGGATGCTAAAGCTAGGAGAGTTTTTCCTGATCCGGCTTTACCTATCAGACTAACCACTGGAATTTTTGGATCCATTAAGAGGGCTAGGGCAAACTGCTGTTCCTTATTTCTTGGTTTTGTGTTCCATGCCACCATATTCGGGACCTTTTTCAAAGGCACAAAAGAATTTGTAAATTTGCCTAGAGCTGTTTTCTTGGTGTTAGAATTTGATATTAACATTACAAACTGATTTGCATATAAAGATGAAGAAATTTCTTTATCTAAAAATACCTCCTCTTTCTCATAGAATTCTTCGATTAATTGGTCATCTACTAAAAGTTCGCACATCCCAGAGTATAATTCTTCTGAGTTTGCCACTACTTGTTCTACTTGATAGTCTTCTGACAATATACCCAAAGCATCACACTTGACTCTCATGTTGATGTCTCTAGATACCACTATCACTTTTCTTGATTTGTTTTCTTCTATTTCTGATAGTGCTGTGGCAATGATTTGGTTATCAGCATCTTCAAGATCTAGGTCATCGGGAAGACACAAGGGATTATAACCTTTAACTTTGATAATCCCCTTCCCTTTTTCGATTCTGACTCCTTTTGCCAAGTTTCCCCTAGATCGGAACTCGTCTAGTTTTCTTATCGTGCTTCTCGCTTGGGTACCAACCGTATCTTGTCTTTTTTTGTGTTTATCTATCTCATCTAATATTTTAAGAGGTATTAAAATATCATTATTATCAAATGATCTCAGGGACTCTGCATCTGTGAGGTAGACGTTTGTGTCTAGAACATATGTTTTTTTAGCCAACTTTTTTTCCTTTTATTAATACCTAACATATTAAATATTACTCATTCATAGTTTATCAAAGGTGTCGGCGCTTTTTCATAAGTTATTTGTTGATATTGTTCATAATTTACACTATTGTGAACCTTAAAGGTTATTTCACCACTCTTTTCGGGGGTATTTGTTAGAGGGAACATCGATATCAACGCGCAAAAAAAACAATAAAACATTACAATCTCCATTTTTATTCACTTTTGAATTATAAAAAAAATAATTCTTTTTGTATACTTATTTAGTATGAACAGAAAAATCCTTTTTTTATTCTCCATTCTTTCCCTAATTTGCGCTTCTTGCTCAATTTCTCAAAAAATAACTAATTTACAAAATCCACCAGTGGATTATTTTGTTAAAATTTTTAAAGACTTAGAAGTGACCAGATGTTCAAAAAAAGACAACTCTTGTGAAACTAAAAAGTTTATTTCTACAGGAAGTGGGCTCGTAATTAGAATTTCCAGCTTGTTTCAAAATGTAGTTTTGAGTGCTGGACATGTTTGTACAGAAGACGGATTAATCCCAGAAAATGAAAAATATAAGTTTTCTTGGGTTGAGACAATAAGGGTTTTAGACAGAAATAAAAATTTTCACGATGGGCACGTAATACTTTCCCAACAAGCAAGTGGCAAAGCATCTGATCTATGTTCTATATATGTACCCACGCTAGATTATTTTAAATACAAGTCCAACATAAGTATATCCGATTCCAAACCAAAAATTGGGGAAAAAATATATTACATTGGTGCACCATTAGGGATTCACCACCCACCAACCGCTTTAATAATTGATGGAATATTTAGTGGAGAAATAGATGAATTTTCCTCATTAACATCACTGAGGGCTGCGCCGGGGGCAAGTGGCTCGGTGGTATTGTCTAATAGAAATAAAATATATGGAGTTCTTTTTGCTGTGCATCCAAACTTTCAGAGTGCCACAATAATCACAAATCACAGTAAAACCAAAGATTTCATACTGAAAACAAAACAAGCACTAATTGCACAGCCTAACTGATTGGGCTATACTTTACATAAACCTTGTACAAGAAACTGATACCGTCAATGGCGGCGCCGGGTGGGGCAGCTGTTGCTGTAAAATACACATTTTCGACTTGATCATGTTCCATGATGTTTATTAATAGATCTAGTGACATTATATTCACTGTAAACCTGTAAACTCCGGGTCCAAATTTAGCATGTGGAAAGGGCATGTGATTTGTGCATTTTATAAATTTCTCTTTATTGAAAAAAGGTTCCAATATTTCTAGAGATTGTTCCTCTGTTACATGCTTTACTGTTTTCTTTCTTCTTGTCGCCATAATAACCTCAAATCAACTCATCTACTAGACCATATTCCAAACACTTTTCAGCTTCCCACCAAAGGTCATGCTTTAAAATGTTGTCAAGTTCTTCTTGTGGAATTTTTGTATGTTGTCTATAAATATTCTTTATTTTATTCATAAGCATCTCTGAATTTTGCATATCGTCTTGCATTTCTTGAAACTTTCCCCACATTAACCCAGAAAGCTGATGTATCAGCATACAAGAATTTTTGTGCATATAGCGCCTGGATCCTACAATCGACATCAAAGTGGCAGCTGATGCTGCGCATCCGTCAATAATAGTGTGAACTGGGATTTTAGAGTTCTTTATATAATCTACTGCTGACAAACCTGCAAAGACTGATCCACCGTAACTATTGATATGTAATTTAATCGGGGGTGGATCATATTCTAGGGGGGTAGATTTCGAAATCATATTAAAATTAAGATTAAAAATTCCCTTATTTAATCTCAGTATTTTTGGTCGGGTCACACCCGAATAGAAGTATATTCTATTATGACTAAAGTCAACTGCGTTATTATCAGTAGAAGAATGCCCTCTTGATTCCCTAGTAAATTCATGGGGAGTAATCGCGGCGCGTTCCGACTCTGGTGCATCCGAGTCTTCTTCCTTTGATCCCCAAAATAAATCTCTCATATTTTTCCTCTTTAATATTTGGTGGACCCCCACGGACTTGAACCGTGAACCTGCCGGTTATGAGCCGGATGCTCTAACCTATTGAGCTAGAGGTCCATAATGGTTCTATTTTACAACTATTTTACATAAAGTTCAAGTACTTTTTTTCTAATTGTTTTCCTAATTCCGGGATTCACCTTCAAGACTTGAGGAACAATGTTTAACCTTACGTGATTTCTCATAAAATTTGTATGCTGGTTGGAGGGGTCCTCTATCCATGATATGTTTTTATTGGCAGCATACTTTTTGATACTTGATTTTTCTGTCAAAAGAAAAGGTCTATAAACGTCAGTGCATCTTCGAAATGGTATAATTTTTGCGGTCCCATGGAAACTAGACATTAACCAAGTCTCAACGCAATCATCTAAATGGTGGCAAGTAATCGTATAATTGCTATCTAAACTATTAAGAAACGAGTACCTTTCATCTCTCCAAAACTCCTCTAAAGATCTCTTTCCTTTAAAATTTTTCACTTTTCCAATATGAAGATTTAACTTATGCTCTTCCGCGTACTGTTCTACAAAAAGTTGTGACTTTCTTGCGTGTGCTGTATCGTGGTTAAAATAAGCTAATTCTATTTTTCTTTTACCTTGCATTAAAAAATGGGTAAAAACCATAGAATCGATTCCGCCAGAACAAGCAATGGTTACTTTGCGGGGAATTTTACCAATTATCCTAATCATGCAATAAGTATAAACTAGTGCAATTTATTTGTCAAGGAAAAACTACCATTTTCTACAAGACCAATATCTTGCTTTCCATTTTGGTCCAGGGGATTTACAGTTGTGCCTTGCTCTGAATGATTTTCTTCTTTTGGGATTAGATTTTTTAATTCTCATATTTTTATCGCCAAAGTTAACTTTGACAACATTTCCCTTCGCATTTTTTACATACACTTTAAATTTTTTAACGTCGCCCTGCATAGGCTTATTTAGCGTTACTTTACGACCGCGGTATTCGGCTTCGGGAATCAAATCTGGACACCCACATGACGCGTCTGATAATATCTCATACAAACATTGAGGACACGGAGTTTCAGAATTTTCATCAATTGCGTCCTGCAAAGCTTCATAGAGATTTTGAAACTCGTCTACAATTGCGTAGTCTTCCGTGTCAATCAATTCTTTTAAGTTTTCGTTAATACTTTCTTCTGGTAGATTATCTTTTATAAACTGATCCAGCAAATCTTTTGGTATTCTTGAAACTAGGGCTCCGAGTTGCGTGTCTGACAACTCAACTTCAGTGTCTGCTTCTTCTATGAAAATTCTGTATTTTTCCATTATTTTTATCTCTCTTTTTTACTTATTGTTATTGTTATAATAATCTTACGCTACTTCTCCACGCTTGGATGGGTCTTTTTCAGACATTCCAACCATAGATTTCAACTTTTCGTCATTACCATCGGTGGTCAATGGAATGCCTGCTTTAATTGCTTTACTTACTGCGTCTCTTAATTGATCGCCAGTTAAGACGTACTTAATCCCGCGATTTAGGCTACCTTTCATATCCCTATCGATTTGAGCCATAATCTCT